ATATATATATATATATATATAATTGTAGCATAAAAACACTAAAAAAAAGAACATTTTTTAAAAAGAGAAAGACCCTTCTCTTCAAATGTTGTCATATTAAAATCCTTAGTAAAAATAGTCCCTGTCACACCTTATGTCCCTGTCACACTCCACCACTCTTATCATTGAAAAATCAACAAAAAAAGAAGTGACCACTCTCAACTTTTGCCCTGTCTTTTAAAATACAGTAACCTTAAGTCGGAGTAGTGGCTACTTCTATAATTTGAGCGATAGAGAAGGGGTTAACATAACCCCATAATCGCATTTAATCTTTGTCTTTTTTGGTAACGTTCTAATGTTTTTTGAGATTTATTTTTAAATTCTAAACGTAAATTTGAATTTTTACAATTCTCCGGATTCTTATCTTTAAATACTATTTTAAAAAAACTAGTATCATAATGACCTTGAAAGCCTTCGAATACTAATTTATGAATTGGGATATTTTTTCGCTTTCCTTTTGCTATTAATGTTACAGTTTTATATCTGTGAGTGTAAAATGGTTTTAATTCCTTCCATACTACACACCCATATAATTCTTTGTTTAAAGTTTCATGAGTGAAAGTTTTTTTTGAACTAAAAACTCGTCCATGTGAAGTTATAAAATAATCTTCATACCCAAAAACAGGTACTGCTTTTTCACCTTCATTTAAATAATCATTTATTGTACTGCTCTTTAAGTTCTTCCAACAGTTGTTTATTTGCATCTTTATGATCTTCTCCTTTCATTACTCTGTCTTTTATATATCTATTAAAAGCATCTGTGCTTTCAAATCTATAATGACTTTCTTTTGCGTATTTATAGCTTTCTGCAAATGCTTGTTTTTCAGATTCACAAATAAGTGTATCTATCCTCAACATAATATCTTTATATAAAATTTCATCTAGTTCTGCATTATTCTTGTATATATTTGTAAGAAGTTTATCTATCATCATATAATTTCTTGCATATGATCTACTTCTTATAAATTCATACTTATGAGTACGGACTGCGTGTGCCTTTATATGCTCATTCATGTAGTCTTTGGTTCTATTAATCATATGATTAGTATAAATGTCTGTAACAGGCTTAAAAGGCTTATAATCATCTGTCATATTAAAAACCACTTTCATTAAGTTTAATATACATTGAATGAGGTTTATACATATATACAAACTTAGCTTACAAGTTTTTATTATGAATCGAATGAATTTAATCAGATCCGGTTCATCTAATTCTTCATCTAAATTTTCACCATCTAAAGTAGTGTGTTTGTGTAGAGTATATGTTGTTTTTTCATTCAAATCCCTATCAACAATTTCAATCTTTTCTTGTTGCATTTGTGTTCACCTCTATCCTTTTATTTTGTTCTTACTTAATTATAACACACTTTGGTACATCCAACAACACTTGTCAACACTCAAATTATATAAAATCAAACTTTTATATTTTGTTTACAAAACACATCACAAATACGTTATGTAATAATGAAAAACAAAGTAAAAAGGAGTATTAAATAGTTTTATGAGCAGATATATAAGTCCTCGTGCTAATTTTAGTGGCAGTATAGAGGGAATAGAAGTAAGTGACTTAGGAGGATTAGATTTTAATAAATTTAATTCAGATGAAAGGTTAGCGTTTTTAGAAGAAAAATTAAAAAAAGTAGATGCTTTCTTTTTAAGATATTTCTTACAAGAAGATGGAGAAAGAGAGTATTTTAAATGTAATATAAACACAACTGATGAATTATCACAAGATATTAACATATGTAAAATAATAGAGAGATATGGTACATATTTGCTTAATTCTAGTGATGTTAAAAATAATATGGTAGAAAAGTACGAGATTTTAACAGAACAAGAGTTTAAAAGAGTGCTAAATAGAGAGTCTGCAACAGATTTTAAAGCACCTAACTGTATATTAGACACAAGATCAAGTAATGATTACACACACTTAGATTTAAAAATAACAAAAAGTGATATGTTTCCTACAACAAAAGATGCAAAATATGGAGTTAGAAAAAAAGACTTAGAATTAGCAGAAGTATTAAAAGCATATGAAAGGTTAAGAGTGCATCTTAAGAATGAGATGGAAAAGATAAAGAATAAAGAAGAATCAACTTTAAGTCTTTATAAAATTAAATATTTGTTATCTACTATTTTAGGAGATATGTATGACTCAAAAAGAATGATATTAGGCGTTAGATGCCCTGCTAAGAGGTTAGGAGATGAATCACCTTATAATGACTTTTCTGCTATTGATTATTCGGATAAAGAGCATATAAGACATTGTTTAAAGTTTTGTAAAATAACAAATTCTCCAAGACCGGACGATATGTGTAGTCACATTGGATACGATTTAAAAAAGGCTATAGAGAGATTACAGGCTCAAAACAAGATAGATTTTATAGATTTAGAGATAATAGACTGTTACAACTCAAATTACACTATAAGAGATATTGCAACAGAAGTAGGTAAGGATACTAAGACAGTACAACAAAGACTGGATAAAATTTGTAGAAGAATAAAGGATGTAATCTAAGTGAATATATAGGGTAAAAAAGTTTTCTGAAAATTCTGAAAATTACTACCCACAAAATAGCGAAAAAATCACCATATATAGTGTAAGGGTATCATACAGAAAAAGTTAAAATGCTTTATTTTTGATATTATTAGAGTTCTTGAGATACCCTTAAACTCTAATATTTTTAAATGTTTTTTGTTAATTGTGTCTATTATTAGTTTTCTAGTATAGACATTTCCTCCTCATGTATATAAAATATCAAGACTTGTCTTATCGGTAAGGCAAGTCTTATTTTTTTGGTGATTTTATGAAAACTCGATGTAATAAATGTAGAAAACTAATTGATTATGGAAATACATTTTGTGATAAGTGTAAAAGTTTCAATATAAAAGAAAAGAAAAAGGGACTAAAAGATAAACAAGCAGAACGAGCAATAAAGTCGAGTGCTTGGAGAAAAGTCAGATCTAAAGCATTGTTACGAGATAAGAATTGTTGCGTACTTTGTTTTAAAAATGGAATGATAACATATTCTAACTTACAAGTACATCATATAGTTAAAAGAACTGATGATATACACTTAGCATATGATTTATCAAATTTAGTAACAGTATGCCCTGTTTGTCACGAGGAATTAGAGAAATTAAGTCCGAGCAAACAAATGGAGTTACTTAACTACAAACCTAAACAGGTAGATTTTTACTTATAGAAAGGAATAACTTATGGTAACAGTAATGCAACTTGTGAAATTAAGTGTAATTTCATTTTCTATTGTTATAGTATTGGCATTTTTATGTGCAGTCGCAACAAGAAAACAACACACTATTATAGGTGCATTTCTTTACTTAGGTGGATGTGTTTTTCAATTCATAAGTAAGTATGCATTTTTAGGTGCAGTACTATTATCAATTTTTAAACTGGTTCAGATGTTGAACTAGTTCATATTTTAAACTAGTTTGCATAATAAACTAGTTCAAAATAGAGAGGTGTCCGAGTGGTTTAAGGTGCAGACCTGCTAAGTCTGTGGTGTGTAAAAGCATCCGAGGGTTCGAATCCCTTCCTCTCTGCCAATATAATATGCAGACATAAGATTAATTGGTAAACTACTAAACTTTAAGTTTAGGTAATGTGGGTTCAAGTCCTGCTGTCTGTGCCAACAAGTAATCTAAAAGGAGGATTATATGGGAAATGCAAGAAAGAATGTTACTGCATTGCAAGGGCATTATAGTAAAAAACAAATACAAGACCGACTTGAAAGAGAGAAGAACCTTGTAGGTGACAATGACAATATTATAATACCTCTTTTTATCGAAAATGATGAAATTGCAGTAGCAGAATATAAAAGAATAGTAGAGGAACTTAAGAAAGTTAATCTAGTAACCAACGTAGATACAACAATGTTAGGGATCTATGCAGACTGCTACTCGAAATATGTTGAATCAACTTTATGCATGGTAGACCAACCTCTACTAATTGATTACACAAATAAAGGTGGCGAAACAAACCCCATACCAAATCCATATATCAAGATACAACAACAGTATATGCAGTTGTTAATGAAAATATCTGAAAAATATGGTTTAGATGCATCTTCACGAAGTAAGTTAGCAAGTGTGCAACCTTCTGATAAAGAAGAAAAATCAGACCCTCTACTAGATTTAATGAGAAAAGTAAAGGGAAATGCACAGTAGTAGAAAAACTTACAGAGATATAGTTGCATATAAATACGCAAAAAGTGTAGTAGACAGGGAGATAAAAGCAGGTAAGTATATTATAAAAGAGTGTGAAAGGTTCTTAAACGACCTTGAAAGACAATTCGATGATGATTTCGAGTGGTATTTTGACCTAGATACATATGAATTTATAATATCCTTCCAAGATTTCTTTAAGTTTGCAGATGGTATAAAAGCAGGACAACCAATGAAGATGGCAAAATTCCAAGAGTGGATAGTTGGAAACATCTTCTGTTGGAAACATAAAGAGCATGGTTATGTAAGATTTACTAGAGCATATATACAAATAGCAAGGAAACAGGGAAAATCAATGCTTTTGGGATATATTGGATTTATTAAATCGTTATTGTATGACTATGCACAGGTTTATACAGTAGCAAGTAAAAGAGATCAAGCAGAAATCGTTATAAAAGAAATAAAGAAAATGCTCGACCAATCTATACCATCGGTTCGAGATAGGTTTACTGTCTATGGGAAAGCAAAAATAAATAAAATATTGTGTGAAGTAACACTATCAGAATTAGCACCGTTATCTTCGGACGCTGACACTCTCGATGGATTAGGTATAGATTGTGCGATCGTGGACGAATTTGGGATTCATAAAGACTATTCATTGTACGAGGTGTGCCGAAGTTCACAAACATACAAATTGGATGCTCAAATAATAGCAATCACTACTGCTTATCCTAATACTGCAACATCACCTGCCTACACAGAAAGATGTATACTAATAGATTCTTACGAAGGTAAGACAGAAATGGACGAAAGATATTTCTCTGCTATTTATGAACTAGATGCAGAGGATATGAAAGACTTTGATGATAGAAGTAATTGGATAAAAGCAAATCCGTTATTTGCAGAGTTTCCGGAGATTATGAAAAAGTTAGAGTCGGATTACGAGTCCAGTAAAAAGGACGATGAGAAGTACCAATTATTTCTAACGAAGAACTTAAATGTTTGGTTGAATCAGAATGTTCTGACTTCTTATCTTAATTTTGATAGTTGGAAAGAATGTCAAGTTGATGAAGTTGACTTTACAGGCAAAGAAGTTGTTGTTGGTATAGATATGTCAAAAACAACAGACCTTTGTGGAGTTTCTATTCTTGCAAAAGATACATATGGTAATGTTTTAGTTAAAAGTAAAGCATTTTTACCAAGTGAAACAGTTGCAAAAAAAGAAATGTCTGATAAAATACATTATTCTTCGTACGCTCAATTCCATCCGGAGTGGGTATCTATTATAGAGGGGAAATTTGTTAATCAAGTTGAAATAGAAAATTATGTTAGAAATATAGAAGATAAATATAAATGTAAAATAAAAGCAATAGCATTTGACAGTTGGAACGCAATGCATCTAATGTCAAGTCTATCGAGTGATTATGAAGTTGTGGATGTAAAAATGACATATAAAACATTCTCACCTTCAATCAAAAAGTTCAGAGAACTGGTTTATGATAATGTGATAAAACATGAATATAATCCAGTTTTAAATTTCTGTGTAGCAAATGCGATCACTAAATCTGATCTACAAGAGAATATACTATTAGATAAACAAAAAAGTTCTAATCGTATAGATTTACTTGTATCAAGCATAATTGCATATTCAGAAATAATGCAAGAAGAAGTAGATGAAGAAGAGTATGGTTATTACTATTACTAGTTACTAGGAGGGAACATGGGATTATTTGATAAAATTCTAAAAAATGAAGAAGTGAATACAAATGAAAAAACGTATTCAATACCAACCAGTTCACTCGTTAAATCAAGTTCATACGCAAGAGCAAGTGAGGGAGAAAGTACACAAATTGCATCTGTGGATGAAGAAACTGCACTAAAAATTAGTGCTCTGAATCAAGGGATAAATATAATTGGGGATACGATTGCATCGTTACCATGCTACCTATATAGAGAAAAAGATGGGTTTCATGAGGTGTTTTATGAAGACCCTAGAAGTAAAGTATTGTCAGATATGGCAAATGAAACTTTATCTGCATTTAACTTAAAGAAAGCAATGTTAAAAGATTTAATACTGTATGGAAACGCATATGCAAAAATAGAAAGAAATGGTGAAAATGTATCATTAAGATACCTTCCAAAAAGTGTAATTACACCAAAAATGGATAGTGGAGGATACTACTTTGAGGTTCAATCATACTCAACAGATGTATCCGGAGAAAGGTATCCATCTGAAATCGTTGACTTCTATGATATGTTAGTTTTAATTAAAAATAATGAATATAACTCAATAACAGGTAAAGGGTTATTAGACTACGCAAACGATATAATTGCGACTGCAACAGAAGAAACAAACTATATGTATAATCTTTTAGTTAATGGTCTTTCAAGTAAAGCAATACTAAATACTAAAACTCCATTCAGAAAAGAAATAAAAGACCAATTAAAAAGAGATCTAAAATCTTATTATTCCGGAAGTAATAACTCCGGTAAAATAATGATTTTAGAGGGAGATGTTCAAGTTTTACCACTTGCAATGACTCCAACTGATATGCATTTATTGGAAAATAAAAAATTCAATATAGCAGAAATAGCAAGGTATTTAAATATACCAAAACATATGCTTGGTTTGGATAGACAACAAGGTACATATTCAAACATAACACAAGAAAGATTATCTTTACTTCAAACAACTTTATCTCCATACGTTGTACTTATTGAACAAGCAATGAATCAAAAATTGTTATCAGATGAAGAAAAAGCAGATGGTTATTATTTCTCATTTGATACGTCAGAAATCATGAAAATGACCCCAAGTGATAATGCTGATTTTATCCTAAAATTGTTTGAACAAAATGTTGTAACAATCGAAGAGGTACGCAGTACTTTAGGACTTGGTGGTGATACTGAAACAATAGAGTACTTAAAGAAAGTTCAAGAAGTTAAGTCGAATACTATTGATTCTATCGTTGAAAACAAAACTGGAGAAGAAGTGCTTTTAGAAAATGCAGAAAAAACTTCTAAAGAGGATGATGCATCTGAACAAAAATCAGATGATAAAGATAAAGAAAAATCTTCTAAGGAGGTGAAAGAGTAAAAATGGAAATAAGATTAAAAGATGTTAGCTTGGAGTATGACAATGATAGCAAACGTATAGGTGGCTATATAAATGTTGTAGAAAGAGCAAGTGAAGTGATGTACTCACATAGAGATAGTAAATGGTTTAAAGAAACTATGAAAAGTGGTGTGTTTACAAGAGCACTTCAAAAAAATCAATCAGTACCTCTATTATTAGAGCATGATTGGGATAAGCAAGTTGCCCATACGAATGATGGGACATTAGAACTTAGAGAAGATTCAATAGGTCTTAGATTTGATGCTATGGTGTCAGAGGACACATATAAAGAGATTGAAAGTAGAGGGATTACTGCTTGTTCGTTTGGATTTAAGATAAATGAGCAAGAATGTGAGCCGATCAATCCGAAGTTAGAGAAGAGATATGTAACAAATATAGATTTATTTGAGGTTTCACTTGTTTCCAATCCTGCTTACGTTGGATCTTTAGTAGAAAAAAGAGCATTAGAAGATGCTTTAAAACTTGAGGAAAACGAGAATAGTGAGCAAGAACTAAGAAAAAAATCAGAAGAAAATTCAGAAGATTCTGAAAAAGAAAAAAAGGAAGAATCTAAAGAAGATAAAACTGATGAAGAAAAAACTGATTCAGATAAAGAAGTTAAAGAAGAATCAGAGGATAAGTCAGAGGAAGAATCTGATGAACAAAAAGAAGAGAAAAGAGATGCAGAGAGCAACATAGTAGTGGATACAATGGACTCTGAAACAAAAGGTGAGTTAAAAGATGTAATACAAGATACTATAGAGAGAACTCAAACTGATGCACAACTTTACTCGCAAATAGCACAAGACATTGATGTAGAAAAACAAGAGGTGCTAGATCATGCACAAGATATAGTAAATGACTTAGAACATCAAAGTCTACATTACACATTCTTAGCACAAAGTAAGTGGTTAGAAGTGGCAAAATTAAAACAATTAAACATGAAGTTATAGAGAAGTGTTCTTCACTTCTCTTTTTTATTTTTAAACAAAAGAAAGGGATTTTAAAAAATGTTAAAAGGATTAAAAGAAAAAAGAGGTCAGTTAATAGCAGATTTAGAAATGATGGTTACTGCTATAGAAACAGAAACTAGAAGTCTATCAGACGAAGAATTAGCAAGTTTTGATGCTAAAAAAGCAGAAATAGAAAAAATAGACAAAACATTAGAAAGAGTTCAAGAGAGAAGATACCAATCTATGAACGAAGAAGAAAAAGTAGAAGTTAAAAAAGAAGTTAAAAAAGAAGAGTTAGAAAAAAGAGCACTTGATGCATTTTTCAGAGGGGATGATTTAGATGGTGAACTTAGAGCAATGTTAACTACTAATAGTGGTAATAAAGCAACTATACCTCTAACAATAGCAGAAGGATTATTAAAAAAATTAGAAGAACAATGTCCTATCTTAGCAGAAGGTAGAAGATACTCTAGCAAAGGTACTTTAAGATTATTAAGTGAAACAAGTTATGGTAATGGTGCGATAGCAGAGGAAAATACTGAATTTAATTCAGAAGATCCTGCATTTGCTTTTATAGAACTTACTTCACATAAAATAGCAACTAGCGTAAAAACATCGTTCGAATTATTACAAAACAGTTCAATAGATTTAAATAACTACTTAACAGATGTAATAGTTAGAAGATTAAGTAGAGAGTTAAATAAATTCTTCTTAATAGGAACTGGAACTAAACAACCGGAAGGTTTAACAAGTGGTACTCAAACTGTAGAAACTCCTGCTACATTAGATTATGATGCACTTGTATCTATGATAACAAAAATGCATCCGGACTACTTAGATAAAGCAAAATTCATAATGAATAGAAAAACTTTCTCACAAGTAGCATTATTAGAAGATGGAAACGGACATAAATATGTTCAAAATGGTATTGTGAATGGTAAATTCACTTATACAATAGGTACAATACCAATAATTATAGATAACCATATGCCAGATTACAGTACTGGAAACAAAGCAATAATATTAGCAAATATAGGAGAATGTTACTCTATAAATATGTTACAAGATATAGTTGTAAAAAGATTAGATCAAGTAGAGTTCCTAAATGGTGTTGAAGTATTCGCAGGATATTTAATGGCAGATGGAAAAATATCTAATCAAGATGCTCTTGTAGTAGCAGAGGTTAGTGCTACTAGAGCGAAAAAATAGTTATTAATTGAAAATTAATAATCAAAATAGAGGGGGTTTAAATCCTCTCTATTTACTTTTTTAAAAGAAGGTGATTGTATGGATTGGGAAGATATAAACTCACCGGACGATTTGACTGTAGATGTTGTAAAACATTACATGAGAATAGACCATGACTTAGATGATTTTGAATTAGCAATGTATTTAAAATCAGCATTGGCTTATGCAAGAAAGTTTGTAGGTAAGGATAGCGATCCGGACATTCCATTGGATGTGGATTTAATTATGCCTGTACTTATGTTAATATCACATTTCTATGAAAATAAAAGTCCAATAAATGTAAACAATGCAAAATTGGACGATGTATTCTCCGGTATATTATGGATGAATAAAGGATTTGAAGTATAATGTCAATTCAAAGGATTAATATAGATGTGGGAACATTAAACACTCGCATTGAAATACAAAGGTTTGAACACGCAACTGATGAACATGGGTTCTTAACACCAATTTGGACTACTATAGCAAGTCCTCGTTGTAAAGTAGATTTTGATGATAGATTAATTCGTCAAGTGTTAAGAGATGATGGAGTAGATACTACATCTGTAAAGTTATTTACTATGAGATACATACCTAATATAACAACAAAAGACAGGATTTATTATAAAGGTACTGCCTTTGAAATTTACTCCGTTCAAAACCTAAATGAAACAAACAGGTATATGCGACTTTGGGGAAGGGAAATTGAACCAGTTACATAATGAGTGTTGATGTAAAAGGTATGCAAGAACTTATAGACCACTTTGATAAGATTGCAGAAACTAAAACACCTAGAAAAGCACTTAGAAAAGCAGGAGATCATGTTTTACAGGTAGAGAAACAAGTTGCACAAACAAAACATATTAAGTACTCAAGAAATAGTGCTAATAGTGGTAGAAATCAACTTAAACGTTTTCCGGAGAGGATAAGAAAAAAACAAAGTTTTGTAGAAATAGGATTAAAAGAAAAGAATGATGGAAGTAAATGGGATGACATAAAAGGTTTGTATTTTAACCATTATGGTTTCTATCATAATGGATGGAAAAAGAAAAATACTAGAACACGCAGATTGAAGGGTCAGACCAAAAATAAATATATCGCAGGTTCAAGGTGGATGGATGTTGCATTTGAGAAGTCTGCTAAAAAAGCCTACGAGATATTAGAAAAAGAAATGATGGAAGGATTAGAATAGTATGGATATGCAAAAATATGTTGCAGATACTCTAAAGGACATAGGAGTTCCAATATCCTTCGTTGCAAGGGGTGAATCAAGATTACCTCTTATAGTTTTTAATGTTACAAATGAGCGAGGGGATATGTTTTGGGACGATGAAGAAAGAGTAGTTCATTGGCAAGTACAAATAAATATATTCGCAAAGAGCAACTTTGTAGATCTAAAAAATGAGATTAAACGTAGAATGTTAAAAGCAGGGTTTATCAGAACGGAAATCACATCTGCTATTTATTTAGAAGATATAGAAGTTTTTAATCAACCGATGGCTTTTGATTTCTATGAAGAAATAGAAGAAATAGAAGAAATAGAATAAGGAGAATATACATATGCGTATAATTGGTTGTAAGAATCTGCACATAGCAGAAGTTTTAACAGACACAAATGAAGAAACAACATGGGGAACACCAGTACCAGTTAAAAGTTTAATATCTATAAGTGAAACAGATCAAAAAGAAAATGTAACATTCTATTCAGATGATTCTGTAGAAGATGTTATACCAACTTTTAGTTCGAAAGAAGTTACTATAGAGTTAGGTTATTTAACTCCAAAACTAGAAGCAATGATAACAGGAAATGAGTATAAAAAAGGTTTATATACTCAATCTGCTAATGCTACTGCTAAAAACTTCGCCCTGATGTTTGAAGCACCTTTGAGTAAAGGGGGCACAAGGAAAATCTGTCTTTATAAAGGAGTACTTTCAAGAGATGAGTCTGCTTATCAAACAAAAGGTGAATCTATAGAATCATCTAACGTTACATTAACAGGTGTATTTATGCCTTTACAAAGTAATGGTTTAGTTGAAATAAAAGCAGATAGTAACGATGATACTTTAACTGAAAAAGAGCAAGAAGTAGTAAAAAATTGGTTCACAAAAGTACCGGAAGTTCCAAGTGAAGAAATGAGAGCAATAAAAACAAAATAATTTGAATATTAATATTCAGTAAAGGGAGATAGTTTATGCTATCTCCCTATTTTTTTTGAGAAAATACATTAAATAAAAAAAGAATTTTAATTAAATAGGAGAGTTGAAAATGTCTATAAATATATTTAGAAAGCCAGTAATAGTAGAAATAGAAGGAAAAGAATATGATTTTGTATTAGATTTTGAAAGTGCAATAGTATTCCAAGATTTATATGGAGAATCAGTATTCGTAGGAATAGATAAGATAACAAAAGACCAAGATTTAAAAGCATTAGCTTGTCTTGTAGCATCTTGTCTAAAAGATAAAGAAACATTTAAGTGTGTAGGTATGAATTTTGTAAAGAGAATAGATTTAATCACAGGACTACCTTTCTTTACAGATAAATTAACAGACTTAATGACTGCATCATTACCGGAAAATGATGAAAAAGACAAAAAAAAACAAAAACAAAAAACGACTTAGAATTTGATATTGATTGGTGTTACTATCTAGCAACTAATGTACTTAATCTTAGTGAGGAAGAGTTCTATAGAGCAACACCTAAAAAGTTGTTTAAGTTAGTGGAAATTCATCAAAAAGTAAACAATCCGAATCAAAGTGATGATGAAGAAAAACAACAAGATGCGTGTTATATAGACCAACTATAAAAATAAGATTGGAGATTTTATATGGCAAAAAGTAAAAGAGAATTGCTCATAACATTAGGAGCAGATACTACAACATTTGCTCAAAAAGTAAAGAGAGCAAAAGACTTAACTAAGGAACTAGACAGTAACTTTAAAAGACTTGCTAGTTCCAATAAAGAGTTTGAGAGTTCATTAGATGGTCTAGCACAAAAGCAAGATTATCTTACTGAAAGAATGGAAGTTGCTAGAAGTGCATCTGATGCGTACAATGATAGATTAAAAGAGCAACAAGAAATGCTTGATGTTGCAACTCAAAAATTCGATGATCTACAAGATGAACTTAAGGATTTAGAAGAGTGTCAAAAAAACAGTACTAGCAATGAAGAGTGGCAACAATGGCAAACAGAGATTGACAAAACAAAAACAGAGATTGAAGCGACTCAAAAGGAAATGCGTACTTTCCAAAATAGTATTATAAGTGTTAATACTGCTTTCAACAAAAACCAAACTGAAATCAACAAAATGAACAACAACTTAGCAGAAACTAAAGTTAAAATGGAAATGTTGAAAAGGGATAATGCTTTTAAAGAATTATCAAATGAAATCTCGGAAGCAGATAGAAAATTTGATAACGCTAAGAATAGTGTTGCTACGTTTGGTAATAGTTTATCTCATTTGACGATGGAAGAAAAACATCTTGAAACACAAATGGGTAGAACTAACAGGTTAATGTTGGAGTATAAAAAAGATATTGCTAAATCTACAAGTGAAATGAAAAAGATGGAGCAAAAATCTCAATCTCTAACTAATAGATTTAGGACACTAAATGAGCAAGTAAGCAAAATGGATGGTACAGAAGGTAATTATAAACAATTATCAGATGAACTATCTGATGTATCGGCAGAATTAACAAGTGTCAATACAATAATGCAATTACACAGACAAAGAGTAGAAAACTTAAATACATCTTATAATAAGTCTGAAAGTGAACTGTCGCAAATGACAGGTAAGTTAAAACAAGTTAGAAACGAAATAAATACAGTCGCAAAGAAAGATACTTTTACTCCACTTGAGAGAAGTATAGAGTCAACTCAACATTCTGTAGAGTTATTAGACTCAAAAATGGAAGTTTTAAGAAGTTCATTTTTAAACTTTGAGAACTCTATTCAAGGTACAAGACAAGAAACAGAAATGTTAAAACAACAAGTTGAACAACTTGGAAATGTGTACAAAGAGCAACAATCATTAATAACTTCATATTCTAACCATTTAAAAAGTTTAGAATCTGAACTGAAACAAGTTGAGAGTGAAATAAAACAAACTAAACAATCAATGCAGAATCTGCAAGAAGGTAGTGATGATTGGAATAGAGCAAAATTAAAACTTGGGGAATTAGAGAATCAATATGAAGAATTAGATAATGAGATCCAACAAGTTACAAACTCATTAAGACAAGCACAAAACCAAGCAAATGGTACACTTAGTCAAATGAATGGTAGTATACGAGGTCAGATGAACTCATGGAACGCACTATCAAACAGAATAAAACAAGTTGGTGGTGTATTACAAGGTATCGGTGGAGGATTACAAACACTTGGAGGAGCATTGACTCCATTAACTGTAGCAACAACTGCTCTAGGTGGTGGAATTATAAAAACTGGTGCAGAGTTCGAAGAGAGTATGTCTAAAGTTCAAGCATTAACTGGTGCAAATACAGAACAATTAGAAAAAATGTCTAACAAAGCAAGAGAACTCGGAAAACAGACAACCTTCACAGCGAAGGAGGCGGCGGATGGTCTACAATTCCTCGCTTTAGCAGGTTATGGTGTTGACAATTCTATGAAAGCGTTACCAATAATATTGGCGAGTGCTAAATCAGGGTCTATGGATCTTGCCACATGTAGTGATTTGGCAACGGATGCACTCGGAAGTTTAGGGGATAACTCGGAACTTACAGGTAACAAGATAGAGAACTTAAATGAGTTAATGAACCAAGTTGCTCACACTAGTGCAAACTCCAATACAAGTATGCAGGAAGCCCTAGAAGCGTACATAAAAGTCGGTGGGCAAGTAGAGAAGATGAATATACCTCTATCTACTGCAAACACTATGTTAGCCATTTTGGGCGACCAGGGTATTAAGGGGGCAGAAGCAGGTACGAGTCTTAACTCAATACTTATAAATCTAACAAAAAGAACAGGTGAGAGTGCCGAAGCACTTAAGGAAATGGGTGTTAGTGCATTTGATACTGTAACAGGTAAAATGCGACCAATAGAAGATGTTCTTGGAGATATAAAATATGCTTTAAAAGAGTTTGACGATGAACAATCAGAAATACAGTTATCAAATATGCTTGGAGGTAAAACACAAGCAAAAACATTATCAAAATTACTTCAAGGTATTGATGCAGATACTAGAAAATTTACTGATGATTATAAAGAGTTAAAAAAAGAAATAGAGTCTGCAACAGAAATGGGTGCTTTGGAGAAAATGAAAAAAGCAATGAGTGATAACTTACAGACAGATTTTGAAGTAATGAAGTCTATGCTAAGTGAGATGTTTTTAGATATGTATGATGATATATCACCAAAACTAAGAAAATTAGTACAATCTATTACAGATATAATAGGTAAAATGACTGCAAACAATAGTCTAACTAAAGTATTTTCAGATATTGTTGATGCAGTTCAATGGTTAGTAGATGCATTTGCTAATCTTAGTCCTAATATGCAAGAAGCAATACTAAAATTTGTAGTGATTGGTGGTCTTTTAGCACCTTTAATCATGACATTAGGTGGAGTTGTTAGTGCAGTAGGGAGTTTAGTTAATGGTTTTGGTGGTGCAGTCGGTATTCTTGGAAAAGTAAAAACACACTTCAATTTTGTTGAAAATAGTGGAGCAACACTATCTGGTTTATTAACTAGTAAGTTAGGTGGAGCAGTATCTAGTTTATCTAGTCTGTTTAGTGAAGGACTTTTTGGTGCTATAAAAACAGTAGCAAAGGTGGCGTTACCTGCATTAGCAGTAGCACTTGGAGTAATGGCAACATTGCTTGGTGACAATAAAAATTACCTTAATTACCTAATAGATGAATTTGGAGTTTTTGGAGAAGTATTAGCAGGTCTTAGTGAATTTATGAATGGTCTATTCAAAATGATTGTGGGACAATTCAAGAATCTTTTTGGAGGACTAGGAAAATCATTCTTAAAAATAATAAAACTAGATTTTGTAGGTGCAGGAGAGGTTTGGTCTGAAACTTGGTCTGAAATGCAGATTACTGCAAGTGAAGCAAGTGAGAACTTACAGATAAAAACAACTGCATCTATTAGAAAATTAAAGACTATGTCTGTAAGTGAATTAACAGATGTAAAAGATGCTTTTAGTGATGTATATGGCTCATTAACAACACTAACTACAGAAAATACGAAAAAGACTGCAAAAGATATTGCAGGATTATTCGCAGACTCTAAGAATGAAATGGTAGGATTATCACAAGGTTCTATAGATATACTTAGTGGGACTTCAGATACAATGAGATTACTATTTGATGGTATTAGAGAAGGTATGAACATTGAAGAAGCAACTAGCAAATTCGAAACTAATCTATTTAATATGGTTAATACAGGTAGAGTTAGTGCAGAGGATATACAAAAAGACTTTAAGAGTGCGTGGGAATTAATTGATAAAAACACGCAAGATGGTGGAGCGAGAATTAATAATACTGCAGAGAAAGTACTAACTGATTTTTCAGTTGTATCAAGTGGTAAGATTAAAACTGGTGCAAGTTCTATTGCTAAATCTTTATCAGAAATAGGAGCACAAGGGACTACAGAACTTAAGAAATTCGGAGAGAATTGGGAAAAAATCTTAGATGGTACATTTGAGGATGGTAAAACATCTAGTGGTGATCTAACAAAAGTTATCATGGCAAACCTTAAAAAGATGAACCTAGAAACTCCGGAACAATTAGCAGAGTTTAGACAAACTTTACAAGAAGAACTAGAAACTGCTCAATTACAATCGCAATTAGATGGAGCAGAAATTGGTGAAAGCATCAACGAAGGTGTCGAAGAAGGTGTCGAAAAGACAGAGGAGAAAACTGGTGAAAAAGTAAAAGAATCTACTAAAAAAACTAGTGAAAAAGCCAAAGAAGGTGCAGTAGAAGGTTTTGCAGGATTGCCGGACGAGGTTTCTACACAACTTGAAAAAATAGGAGTATCTATAGATGCACAAGGTAATGTAATTCAAAAAGATTTAACAGAGCAAGGAGCAAAAGGAGCGAAAGCATATGTTGATACTTTTGAGCAAGAATCTCAAAAATTAAGTGGAGTAGCAAGTACTATCAAAGGTCAGTTAGATGGTATCAACTCTGTAAGATTTGGAGGGGTTACAAAACAACTTTCTGAAATCAACAAATGGCTAGGAAAAGTTCAAACTGCATCAAGAGAAACTGAAAAGAATTTAAGATTAATACTAGCAGTAACATTTGGTACAACAACTAAAGGTTTATCAGAAGTTCAAAAATGGCTACAGAAAGATAAAAAAGCAAGTACAGAAGTTGCAGTTGGTCTTAGAGAAATAACAAGAGTTACTTTTGGTGGAACAACTAAAGGTTTATCAGAAGTCCAAAGATGGTTATTGAAAGTTAATACTGCAGGTCATACTGCTAAAAATACTTTAAGAGATTTAGCAGGAGTTAGATTTGGTGGAGTAACAAGTGGACTATCATCAATGGTAGGTTGGCTAGATCGAATAAAAAGCAAAGCAAGTAGAGCAAAAGGTGCAGTCGCAGAGGTATCAAATGCAAAAGTGAGAACAGTAACTTTTGACTATGCTCAAGACATTCCTGCTACAATAGCAGATACATCACTTGATAGTTACACAAACTCATTAATGAGAAATAGTGTAAATCTTAATAACTATAAAACAAGTGGTGGCTATTATGAAGTACAAGATATTATGAAAGCATCTGCATTGGCATCTACACAAGCAAATGCCGGTACTAATGAAATGCTTACAGTAGTATTAAAACAAAATGAATTATTACTTCAATTACTTAACAGAGAAAGTGTAATAGAAGTTGGATTAAATGTAGATGGTAGACAACTAGCGAGAACGAGTGCTAGATATGTTGAAGGGGAAGTTAGCAAACTTAAACAAAGAAAAAATAGATTAGGAGGAGTTTCTTAGGTATGGCTTATGAAGTTATATACGCAGAAAACCCACTTCACGCATACATGGATATACATAAAGTTAATAGAACTATTCTACCGAACAGGTCGAATAGTTCTAAAACTATCCCTGCGAGAAATGGAAGTCATTATACATCACATAGGTATGAAGATAAAGTTATCACACTAGAATGTAAGATTGTAGGTGAGGACAAAGAAGACTATGTAGAAAAAATAAGACAAATAGGTTATTTACTAGATGTAGATGAACCACAAAAATTAATAATAAGTGATTCTGATGATAGATATGTTTTAGCAGTACCGGATGGTGAAATGGCTATAGAAAGAACTGGAAATATAGCACAGTTCACAATTACTTTTAAATGTTGTACACCTTACGAATACGCAAGAACAGAAAAAAATACTTTAAAAAACTCTATGGTAAAAGTTGAAGGAGTTTGGGTAGCCAACTATGAAGAGGAAGAAGGCGAAGTTGACGAAGTCGAAGAAGGCGAAGGTGACGATGATGAAATCAACTATAGGTCAGATGAATTTGAGAGTGGCTATATGGAAGATTTTGAAGAGGATTACACACCTCCGGAGGAAGATGGTTGGGTGGATGAATCTACGAGATCTATAAACACTAGACAAATCCTAAAACATATACAAAATAGTGAAAAAATAACAGAATATCAAGATGGACTTGATATAGACTATGAAATAGAACCAAACAAAGAAGATACAGAGTATGATTACGCATCTATAAAAGCGAATGAAGTACCTTTAGTATGGAATGAAGAAGTTACACTAGCACACAAGTTAGCAATGGAAGAGGAAGACATAGAACCAAAAGGAACTGATGATGCACTTCCTGCATTAATAAACTCACACCAACATATACTACATTTTTACAATACAGGTTCTGTTCCAACCTATCCAGTTATCCATGCAGAGTTTATGGATACTGCAAACTTTTTTACTTGTTCTGATGACGATGGTAATACTGTACTAATAGGGGAAGTGCCTGTGATACAAGGAGAAACTACAACAACATCAAATTCAGTAGTATTAAATGATACTTGTACATCTTTAGTAGATTGGACTGTAGCAGGTAATGTGCTTGACACAGACAGATTTATAACTGGTAATTTAGGTATTAATAAAAATGGATATGCGATCACTTGCTCAAACTATGGTACTAGTAGTGAGGGGTGGCATGGAGGTGCAGGGAGAAGGAACTTATCAAGAAGAGTTAAAAATTTCAGAGTGGAAATTGAAATGGAACATGAAAGTTCCGGTAAATTAAGTGCAGTAAGCAACTCTAAAGTAACAATAAATGATAACAACGGAAGTAGTGGGGGAAGTGGAAGTAGTGGTAGTGCAACAGGGTGGTATAAAGTAACTGCAACAAATGGTGCTTATCACAGAAAAAGCAATAGTAAGAGTAGTACATTGATACAAAAAATACCGAAAGGTAAAAAGGTAAAAATAACAAAAATTAGCAAAAAATGGGGCAAATGTACCTATAATAAAAAGACCGGATGGGTGTATATGTCAAATGTTGTAAAGACAAAAGCACCAAGCACAAAAGGAAATAGTAATAGTAGTAATAAAAATAATAATAAAACTAGTAATAAATATAAAACTAGAAAAAAAACTACTCTTAGAAGTGCAAGAGGTACTATACATAAAAGAGTAAAAGATGTTCCTGCAGGAGTTAGTTTAACTGTAACATCTATTAAAAATGGATGGGGTTACACTTCATATGGTGGTAAAAAAGGATATATCTATATGAGTTTCTTAAATAAAGTATCAAGTTCTAAAAAAAGTAGAAAAGATGATTATACAACAGATGTAGAAACTAAAGAAGATAGAAAAGGTGTTTGTGAAGTGTACGGATTTTCAAATACAGGAATGAAATTATTTAAATGTTCTATGCGTGATGCATCTGCATATTTTGAATATTCACAACCTAATATTCATGTAGGTGGAACTTTAGTTGTAGAAGATGGTTTGCCAGTACCAACTGCACTTAGAAAGAAAGTTTATGATGCAAGTAGTAAAAAAACAACTACATACAAAATAGATTCCGGTTCTTATGGTAAATGGAATAGTTTTGATGGTAAGTTTATAGTTGAGAGAAAAGCAGTAAGTGATACAAGAGATACATGGACTTGTAAGGTTCAAAAATTTGTTAATGGAAAGGTTACAGAAGAAATAATAAAATCAGTAACTGGTGATAAGTATCCAAAAGAAGAACTTGCAAGTATTGTTATTTTTATAGGACAGTACAACGATGAAGTTGCAGTCGATACGCAAAACGTATGCAGTATAAAAGTAACGGACTTAACGCCAATAAGCAATGAAACACAGATAGTTGAGAGTCCAACATTTAAAGCAGGTGATAATCTTGTTATAGATTTTGATTCACAAGAAGTGCTGTTAAATGGTATGGATTATTTAAGAGAATTAGATGTAAGTTCTAATTTCTTTAAAATAAAACCCGGAATGGTAGATGTGCTTTGTCAATCAGATACAGAAAAAATGAAAGTAATGGCAGACTATCGAGAAAGATGGTTATAAAAATTAAATAAAATGATAATTTTAAATAAGCCTATATCTGTTATAGGCTTATTTTTATATATAGAAAGGACTAGGCAATGTTAAAAATACTTGACAATAATTATCAGACCGTAGGTATTTTGAATTATGAGGGAAGTTCAGACAAAATAACACCTTATTTTGAAGATAAACACTATCAAAATTTAAACACAGGAGCAGAAACATTTGAGTTTTCTACAGTAGGAAATAGTAAACAAGCAGAACATTTAATTGTAGGAAATCATGTAGTATTTAGTGATCACGAAGGAGTTACAAAGTTATTTTCTATCGTAAATGTAGAAGATGTTCATGATAATGACTACATAAAAAACGTTTATTGTGAAGTTTGTGGTTTAGAGTTAATAAATGAAATACTAAGACCAATCACAGTAATTGGTAAAGATTGTCGATTATTTTTACAATCAGTATTACAGGATACAGACTGGCAAGTTGGATATGTGGATGGTCGATTATGGCAACCTCGTGACTTTGAAATAACAGATTATAAAAGTGTATATTCTGTATTGCAGGAATATATAATAAGCGAGTATGGGGGAGAAATTTCATTTAGAGTAGAGTTTAGGAGAAACAAACTTCAAGGAAAATATATAGATGTTTATAAAGACAAAAATATAGATGTTCAGCATAGATTCTCTTATGATAGAAATTTAACTACAGTAACTAGGAAAGTTGATTCAAGCAATTTGGTAACTGCACTTATAGGAGTCGGAACAAACAACACAACATTTAAGAGTGTTCATGCAGAAGATAAACCAAAAGACCAAGATTTTATTGCAAGTGAGTCTGCATTAAGAAAATGGGGCAAAGATGGAAAGCATTTAATGGGAGTTTTTAAAGCAGAAACAGATGACCCTGCAACACTTTTAGAATTGACTAGAGAGGAACTATTAAAGAATACTGAACCTCAAATAACATATGAGTTAAATGCAGAATTATTAGATGGAATACCAAAAATAGGAGCAACAGTAGGAGTTGCAGACCATGATTTAGAGTTATATGTAAATGCAAGAATCATGGAGTTAACAACATCAAAGACAGATCCAAACTCTAATACTTGCGTGTTTGCGAACTTTAAAGAAGTAACAAAGAAAAATACAGACTTCTCTTACAATGGAATATTAAGTTATATAAAAGAATATCTAAAACAACTTGAAACTGGAATACTAGATCAAACTGTCATAGAGAATATAAAAAAATATTTAAAAGAATTAAATATGTCAAAAGAAGAAATTGATAAGATATTTGAAGATTTAAAAAATGATGGAAATGACAATATAGGTGGAGATTCTTCTAGTGGTGGAAATACTGGAGGAGGTTCTTCTAGTGGTGGAACTGGAGTTGTTCTAGGAAAGTTTGTAGTGTTTGGAAACTCAACTAATCTTCGTGATGCAGTAGGTTTAGAAACTAATATCATAGGAAAAGCAGATGTAGGAGAAAGGTATCCACTAGTGGAGAGAGGTTACAGAGCAGAAGGCTCAAGATATGAGTGGGTAAAAATAGAATATGAAGGTGGATATGCTTATTGTGCCTTACAAGATGAAAGTTACATAAGTGATGAACAAGTAGTTGAGAACAAACAAACTATAGAGAATGGTCTTTGGATAGGGGACTCTATTACTGTTATGATGAAAGACACTTATAGATTAGTAGATAGTTCTATAGGCGTGTGTGCAGTTGTTGGTAAATCTGCAGACTATTATTTAAAAAATTATAATTTAATAACATCTGCTAAAAAGAATCCGGCTTATATATCTCTTTTATTAGGAGTAAATAATCCTAGTGTTACAAAAACAATGACAGATTTATTAGATAAATTAAGAGCAAGTTATCCAAGTACTTATATTTATGTAAATGCAGTATTACCAGTTGCAGAAACACATAAAACACCTTATTTCGCAAGTTCTAAAGCGTATAATAATGCAATCACTAATTATAATACAAAAATGAAAGAGTATTGCAACAAGTATAAATATCTAAAATATATAAGTACATCGAGAAATGGTTTAACTTCAAATGGATATTTAAAATCAACAATGTGTGCAAAAGATGGTATTCACTTGAACAAAGCAGGTTCTCAAATACTATACAAAAACATAACAACAGGAATAGCATCAACATTCACCAGTAGTGGGGGTACAAGAGCCTATTGGGAAGATGGAAAGATGTCTGCAACTTGTTTTAGATTTATAAAAGGTATGGAAGGCTTTGGTAAGTATGCTTATCAAGATAGTGCAGGATATTGGACTATTGCATATGGAGTAACTGCAATAGGTGAAAAAGATGTCTACGATAAATTAAAAGCACAAACTCCACTAGATGAAACTATCGGAGCAAAAGAATCATGGGAAGTAATGAATAAAAACTATGGTAAAAAAATATTAACTGCATTTAAAAAATTAGGGTGCAATAATCAAAATCAGTTTGATGCGTTATGTTCTCTAGCATACAATGGTGGAGTTGGTTCTATTACAGGAGATAATACCTTAACTAGAGCAATAAAGAAAAACCCAAATGATGAAACAGCAATTAGAACTGCATGGGAAAAGTTTAAAATAACTGCAGGAGGAGAAGTTTTAAAGGGTTTAAAGATAAGAAGAAAAAATGAGTGTAATATGTATTTTGGAAAAAGCGTTGAGATGCGACCAATCACTACTATAAATGCAAATGGGTCATATGGAAAAACAATAACTGCTAACAATGGTAATGGTTGGTTACCGGAGGATACAGGAGGTAGTAATAGTACAGTTGAAAAAGGTGAGTTTGATACATTAACAACACTACAAGGTGATAAGTTAGTATTCACTATGAAGGATGGTGTTGCTTATAACTGTAAAACATTAAAGAGTTTAAAATTTGCAACACCTACAAGTGGTGTAACAACTTCTTATGCATCTAAGTTAGTGTTTAGAACTCCTAAGAATTGTTCTCCAATGATTTTCCAACAATCAACACAAGTTTGGTTTACAGGTGATGATTGTGTAAATGGAGCAATATTGCCGATTGCAGATTCAAAATATGAAATAATAATTAAGTACAACTCAAATAAAACAATACCTAGAAAATTTAGAGGTAGTGTAAATAGAGTTCATTATGGAGGTTCATATACAAAACATGAAGCATTTACTGGAGCAGAAAAAGTAAGATCTTGTGCTAGAAGTTTCTATGACAATAGAGAAAAATTCAAATATAGTACAACAACACCAATATCTTGGTTTGGTAGTAAAACACCTGCTCAAAGTAAAGAAAAATGGTACACAGGTGGACTGTATCATATAGACTGTAGTACTTTTATAAATCAGATTTTCAAAGGTAGAGGTTACACCAACAGTATCTATGCAAATACAAAATCCTATGGAGTAGGAGTAAACACGAAATTTGCTCAAGCAACAGACTTAGGGAGGTTCGCCGCCGAACAAGCAAATACCTGTGTTTACAATGGTTGGCACTTGCCGGAGGTTAAAACAGAAGATGATTGGCATCTGTTAAAACGAGGAGATTTAGTATTTTGGAGTTCTCGTTCTTCGGAAGGTAGTCGAAATGAGGTAGTTGCAGAAAGATTTATGCAGGTGGGTCATGTTGGTTTTATTTCTACTGTAGAACAAAATGAGCAGACAGGAAAAACAGATGTATTTGTGTATGATGTATCAACTCCAACTGGAGTTGTTTTATTTAGGGAATTAAGAAAAAACCATCCAAGCAAAATACTTTTTTTTGCAAGGATTAGAAAATAATAGAGGTGAAATATGGTATCAAGAATAATAGAGGGAATTGTTGTAGATGATGTATTAGAGGAAGAAGAGGTAATAGAGAATCCTGTAATCATAGATGAATTTGATGACTCCTTTGAGGAAGTAGATAAAAGAGAAATATTACAACAAACTTATAATGAGTATAATGACAGTTATATAGAACTTACAGAACTGTTAAAGTCAATTATACAAGCAGGAGAGTATACAGAGGAGAATAAAACTCAACTAGCAGAATTAAATGATAGTTACGATGATAGCTACAAAGAGATAACGAAAGAATTAGATGATGCCAAAAACACTATACAAAAAAATAAAGCACTAGATTTCACTTCTAGTGCTTTAACTAATAGTCAAGATGATGTGTTTAATGCGTTAACAGGTAATGGTGTTGCTCAAGCAATTTATAAAGATGAAGAAGGTAAACTTTATATAAATGCTCAATTCTTACAAACACGAGGAATGAAAGTAGTTAATGATGATAATCAAACTATGCTATCAATAGATGACGCAGGTAATTTAACTACAAGTGGAGATATAGTCGGAGCAACTATCACAGGTTCTGTTTTAAGGGCAATGACAGTAAATACTAATGAAGTAAATATAACTTCCGAAGATGGAGGTATGAGTATAGAGGGATCTACCCAAAAGTTCAAAGATAAACAAGGTACAGTTCGTATTTTACTAGGAAAAGATGAAAACGGAGAATTTGTTTTTAGGCTTATTGGAAAGAATGGAAATACTATACTTATAGATGAAAATGGTTTAAAACAAGATGCTTTACATACAGGTATTATAAAAGCAGAACACATAACAACAGAAGTATTTGAAACTATCAATGCTAGTATTAAGAATTTAACTGCAGATAAAATAACTGCAGGTGAACTTAATGCAACAAAGGCAGAGATAAAAGAACTTGTTGCTAAAAAAGCAAATATATCAGATTTAAACGCATCAAATGCAACTATTGGAAATTTAAAAACAGATATAGCAACTATAAATAATTTACTGGCAGGAAATATAACTTCTGAAAATATTAAAGCAGGTTCAATTACTGCAGAAAGTATCAAAGCAGGAACAATTACTGCAGGTAGTGGTATAATAGCAAATGGTGCAATCGGTTCGGCACAAATATCTAGTTTAGATGCTAGTAAAATAACTGCAGGTAAAATAGATACTTCTAAAGTTGAAATAGCAGGAGCGAATAATCATCTTAGAGTAAAAAGTAATAGATTACAAGTTTTTCAAGGTACTGGTAATCAAGCAAAAGAAAGAGTATCTTTAGGTGATGTTAATGGAGATGGAACAGTTTATGGTCTAAGAGTTAGAGGTGCTGATGGGAGAACTGTTCTTATGGACGAAAACGGAGTTAAATCAGAAGGTATTACTGATGGTTCTATTACAAATGATAAAATATCAGATGATGCTAATATTGATGGAGCAAAAATAAATATAAATTCTGTTATATCTAAAATAAATGAAGATGGGACAGAAACAATAAATGGAACAAAGATAGAAGTCGATGGTCAAGCACTAAACACAAAATTATCTACAATAACTATAAAACAAAATGAAGATAGTGAAAAAATATCACAAGCACAATCTCAAATATCTGCAAATACTCAATCTATTGGTTTAAAAGTTGATAGTCAAACTTATCAAACAGACAAAAAGAATATGACTTCGCAGATGAATAAAAATACTTCTGCAATAGATGTATTACAAGGGCAAATTGCTTTAAAAGTGGAACATACTGATATTGAAGATGCGATCACCAACACAAAAGAAGAAATTTCTAAAGATATAGAACAAGTTAACAAAAGAATAGATGATGTATTGAAAGATGTTGGTGGAGCTATAGTTGAAGGTGCTTTAGATGAAGCAAAATGTAATATTATAAGTAACACAGTAACTCAATTAAATATAGAAAAGGCTCAATTATTAGGTAGATTTGAATATTTATATTCAAATAGTGATTTGAACGGAACAACAAAAACAGACTTACTAAACAACAAAAATAACTTTGTTACTGCACATACAAATTTAGTAGATACTATTGAAAGAATAGTAGCAGATAAACACATAACTTCAAGTGAAAAGAATGAATATAACAATAAAGTAATTGCATATTCAAACAGTTTAACTGTATTTGTAAAAATACTTGATGAAAGTTTACAGGTTATAACAAATAATAAAATAACTTCTGCAAAAGCAGAAATAAAATTAACTACAGATGCTATTACTCAAAATGTATCAAACTTAACAAAAACAGTAGAAAAAAAAGCAGATGGTTCAACAGTTAATGTGCTTAATAACAAAGTAACTACTCTTGAAACTGGTGTGAGTGGTATTAATTCTAAAGTAGAAACATTAGAAAATAAACAAAATACTGTAAGTGGAAAAGTTACAAGTCTTGAAACTTGGAAAAAATCTGCAGAACAAAAAATAACAGATTCAGCAATAATAAACACAGTTAAATCTAGCACTACTAATGGAAAAAACACCTTTGTACAACAATCTGATATTACACAACTAAATGATTCTTGGACTGCTAAATTTGATGATGGATATAGTCAAGGGGTTACAACCATAAATAGAAATGGAGTAACTGTAACTGCGAGTAACGTAAAATCAAAAACTAACATGAGTGCAGATGGATTAAAAATAATTAAGACTGATACTGGTGAGGAAGTTTTCAAAGTTAATAGCGATGGTACTCTATCTATAAAAGGTAACATAACTGTTACAGGTGGTACAGTTCCTGCAAATAGTTTAAGTGGAACTATATCTAGCAACCAACTTAATTCGTCTATAACATCGGATATAAATACTGCTAAGAATAACGCTAGTTCAGCCTTAACTACTGCTAATAGTGTTAGTGCTACTGCTAACTCTGCATTATCTACTGCAAAAAATGCTCAATCAACTGCAAATAGTGCACAGAGTACTGCAAATAATACAAACAATATACTTAACAATAATAAGGATGATTGGTCTAATGCATATAATAGAGTAAAAGAGTGGGCAAATGGAGCAGTAACTGGTTCAACTAGTATAAATGGTGGTATGATAGCAACTAATACTGTTACTGCAGAAAAAATGGCAATAGGAGATTTTAACAATTACTCTCAACTACAAAAAGGAAAGGGAATTGAAACTTCTAAAGGATCTGCCACATGGGCAGATGCAAGTGGAGAATGGTTCACTTATAGTACTAATTTACCTTTAACTGTAGATAAAACAAACAATGCTTTTAAACATGGAGATAAGGTGAATTTCCAAGTTAAAATATGGATAGGGCAAAATGAAACTGTTCCGATGGGGATATGGTTCTGTAATAGTAGCAATCAAACTGTTTGTAGTACAGTTTCGAATAGAACATTAACTGCAGGATGGAATACAGTAAATTTTGACTTAGATTTAAATAATGAGAATATTAATAAATGCCCATATATGCAGATATTAATAAACAATGGTGGCGAATACATTGCAATGAAAGATGCTAGTGTATTGAAAAAGTTTGGTGGCGAACTAATCGTTGATGGTTCAGTAACTGCAAACAAAATCCATGCAGATGCCATAAATGGTAAAACTATACGAGGAGCAGAAATAATAGGTTCTACTTTCAGTTCTACAAGTGGTGCTTTCAAAGTTTTGGATGATGGTACAGTTGATGCAAGTACATTGTCGGTTGAAGAAGAAATTTCTACAGATACAATAACTGTACAAAATATTAACAACTCTAAGTATCAACAGGTACTAGATAAAAATATAAACATCAACATAAGTTCAAGTGCTCAAGATAGTGAAGAATTTGAAGATGGAGCAACTTATAGTAGTATAGGTAACTTCTTGGATGCGTGTCCTCGTAATCTAAATGGTTATTCTGTAACACTAAACCTAGAAACTAGTTTATATGAAAATGTTAGTGTAGATGGTTTAAATAGTGGTTCATTAACAATAAACTTCAATGGTTATACAATTTATGGATTTGTATACTTAACAGGAGAACATATGCGATATAGACTGTACGGAAATAAAGCAGGTTCTACTGGAGGAACTATAATGGGAAGTATCATGCCAAATATAGGGAATAGCCAAACAGGTGGTTCGTATTCTTTAGTAATACATAACACTTGGGGATTTGTATATGATTTAAAAATATACGGAGGAAAAGCTACAGGCAATAATATAGGAGTCCGAGTTGCTAACTGGGCTAATGCTTATATAAGTGGTGTGCAGTTTATAAATTGTTACAATGGTTTAAGAGCATATAATCTTGGTAGAGCATACTTATCTTCAAGTAATGGAACTACAAGCAACTATGCATTTTCTGCATATCATGGAGGAGAAATTATATTAAACGCATCTAACCAAGCAGGTAGAAGTGGGTCTACAAGCCACACTTCTGTTTCTAATAATGCAAGAATTGTATCAACTGGTGTTACTTGGTCAAGTAGTGCAGTAGCCGGATCGAATACAAATACAACAACTGACAAAACTACAAAAACTGCAACTATAAAATCTACGCTAGGGGACTCTTATAGAACAACTGTTTATAACTCGTGGAAAAAAGATTCAACTGTAAGACAAGGACAATGGAGTAGTCATGGAATAAATAATGGATGTTGGTTCTATGGTAGTCAGTTTGAAGAGTATAAAAATAAAGATATACAGAAAATAACAATAACAATAAAAAGACAATCCGGAGGATCTAGTGGAGCAGTTACACATACATTAAAAATGCATAATCATGCAACAAGACCAAGTGGAAAACCTACATACTCAACTGCGTTTAGTAGAAACTTTAGTTTAGCAGTAAATGAGAGTATAACAATAACTTTAACTTCTAGTGCAGATATAAATGCATTTAAAGCCAATAAAGGGTTTGGGTTGGTAAATAATTCTTATTATTCAGTATGTTCTGGTTCAGCAACTGTAAAAATAACATATAAAGAGTAGAGGTAATCAAATGAATAAGATTATAGTAGATAGGACACAGAAAGAAAATGTGTCCTATATTTGTTGTAATAATAATATGAAAGCAAGTTTAAATCAAGAAGTTGATCTAAGTGATATGTATAATTTCATAAAAGAAGATTTATATTTAGCAGAATTTAATCAACTTCAAGAAGAAGAGGAAGAGGAGTTTGATATAGAAGGTTTCCCTGTTGCTCAAGTAAAAGAAGTTAATAAGGAAATAGGATTTTTAGGTCAAGACTTAATAACATCAACTAATCCAGTTGTTGATTTAGTTTTAAATGGAGAACAAGCAAGAAAACAAAATACTGCACTTGTTTGCAATCAAGATAATTATATCAATGTTATAGCAGGTGCATTAAAACAAGCAATATTAAAAATTGAAGAATTAGAAGAAAAAATTCAAGAGTTAGAAAAAGAGGATAAGTAATTATCCTCTTTTAAAATAAATAAAGATAAGGGGACTGATATTATGAAAAAAATAATGCTAGATGCAGGACATTACACAAACTATAATCAAAGTTGTGTGTATAAAAAATATTACGAAGGCAACATGGTTTGGCAATTATGTAAATATTTAAAAGCAGAACTTGAAAAGTATGGTTTTAAAGTAGATACTACTAGAACTTCAAGAGATAAAGATTTAGCACTTTATGACAGAGGTTATAAAGCAAAAGGATATGATGCATTTATATCTTTACATAGTAATGCGTGTGATAATGAAAATGTAGATCGTGTTGTTGTAATTAAAGGATATGACCAACCGGATACATTAGCAAAAAAAATTGGTAAAGCAATTACTGATTTAATGAAAGTAAAACAAGATTATCAAGTTTACACAAGAAAATATGGTAGTGGCGAGTACTATGGAGTATTGCGTGGAGCAAAATCTGCAGGAGTAAATAACCGTTTCATAATAGAACATGGATTCCACACAAACACAAAAACTGCTAAATGGTTATGTGAAGATGCTAACATAAAGAAATTAGCAGAAGTTGAGGCAAAAGTATTAGCAGATCATTTTGGAATGAAGAAAACTACTCAAGAATCTGCAGTTACAGAAGAACTTTACAAAATAATAACAGAAACTTTAAATGTTAGAAGTGGAGCAGGTACAAGCTATGAAATAGTAGGCGAAGTTAAAAAAGGCGATGTTTACACAATCGTAGAGAAAAAAAATAATTGGGGCAAACTGAAAAGTGGTCTAGGTTGGATTAGTCTTAATGAAAAATACGTTGAAAAAAAGTAGTTAAGGACACAATCAAAACACAAATGAGTCAAGATTATATTCTTGACTTAGGTGATTGTGTCATAACTCAATATTATCAAGGAGATTGTGCAGGGACTAAAGTTACAAAAGGTTGCACAGGAAAAGAACTAACTCCTAATAGAAGTTGTGCATCACACAATATTCCAGTAGGTACTGAAATATATATTGAATCATTAAAAGGTGTTATTAATAATGATGGTATATTTGTAGTAGAAGATACTGGAGGGCATGGGTTTGATTTTGATATTTTTACATCTGTAGAAAATGCAGGTAAAATAGGAAACATATATAAAAATGTAAAGGTTCTAAAATGGGGTAATGGGAAAATAACAAGTAGTTATACATACATAATAGAATACTTTATAAAACAGAACAGAATACAAAATTATAAGAAAATATGGTCGAACTATAAAGATAAAGGGAAACTTATAAACTTTTTGAAATTCAATGATGAAGATAAAGATATAAGTAAAAAGTCTTGGTTCACACAGATTTAGGAAGGAGAAAGGTGTAGTGCAAATACAATTAAATTTATTATTAGAAGTAGTATTCGTAGCTCTATTAGTCAAATTAGTAGTGGGGCAATGGTATCCACCAGTACAAAAAAGTATACAAGCAATTATGGTTTGTAGCATTGGGAGTGGAACAGGTTTATTCCTAAATCCAACAAAAGAAGGGTTTATTGTAGGTTTAATAGCATCTGCATTTGCGTTCTATGGAAGAGAACTTACAGATGCTTTTTTAACAGTATATAAAGATATACAAGATACAGGGGTAATCCAAACAAAAAAAATAAAATAAAATCAACATTTTAATTTATAAAGTGTTGACAAGTGTGCGTACTTAGTATATACTTAAACTATGAAACGGAGGTACGCACATGAAATATTATTATAATAGTACAGCATATTGTTGGAAAAGAAAAAATAAATTAACTTTTAATATGTCATTTATTTCAGAAGGTGGAAGAGTAGCACTTGTGTTTGGAGTCGTTATGGAAGGTTTGGACGATATAAGAATAACTTGGTGTCACAAGAATCATTTTTTGAAAAGACTAACTGGATTTATAGAAGAAGAAGAATACAAGGACTACATAGAAGAAGTAAGACAAAGAAGTAATGAATTTTATAAAAAGTATTATAAAGAACTGTAGAGCGATCTACAGTTCTTTTTAGTTAAAGGAGAATATTATGGCAGTATACAACAGAATTTATTCAAAGCAGAAATGGGAACAAGTTAACAAATATAATAAGAACTTGATGGAAGATTTCTTGCTAGAACTTAAGGCACAAAAGAAAAGTCAAGGGACTATAGACCAGTATAGAAATGACTTAAGAATAATGTTCATTTATATATTAGAAGAGTTAAACAATAAAGAGATCTACAAATTAAAAAAGAAACAGTTCAGAAACTATATGTTATGGCTACAAGAGAAAAACTTATCAAATGCAAGGATAAATAGACTTATGAGTGCATTACGCAGTTGTTTAACATATGCTAGTGATGAAGAGGACTATGAGGACGAATTAGAGATTAATTATGCTCAAAAAGTTAAAGGACTTCAAAAAGAAAAAGTGAGAGATATAGTCTTTTTAACAGATGAAGAAATTGAGTATATATATTCAAGACTAATGGAGAAGGGTAAGTATCAACAAGCCTTACTATGTGCCTTGATGTATGATTCTGCAGGGAGAAGAAATGAATGTTATGGAGTAGAGAAAGACTTTGCAGAAATAGATGAAAACTTCACAAATATAGTAACTGGTAAAAGGAATAAGAAATTTAAACTTTTATACAGAGATAGAACTAAACAAACATATAAAGTGTTAATGGAACATAGAAAAGATGATTGTGATGCTCTATGGACTACTAATCAAAATGGAGAAGTTGTTCAAGCATCTTATGAAACTCTTTACGCATGGGTTATAGCATGGAGAAAAATCCTAGCAGAAAAATTTGAATATAAAGAGTTTAATCCTCATAGCTTTAGACATAGTGCTCTACAAAACTATGAAGATGGAACACACTATGTATGTAGAGAGTTTCTAAATGGGAAAGCACTTACTATAGATCAATTAAAAATATTAGCACATCATGAAGATGTTAGTACAACAATGTCTTATCTAAAAGATAAAGGCGATGAAGAATTATTAAGTGCATTTGGCTTATAGAACGTTTACAAATAAGTTTCATATTACGTTATGTATATATGAAATGGCAATAAAGGAGAAATATTAAATGATAAAACAAGAACTACTTAGAGGTCAATATGTGCAAGTTAATATGCATAAATTGAACAAAACAATCAATAGTAAAGCAGTATTTAATCAAAAAGATATAAAAACTGCTACAATACTTTGCCAATTATCACTTGATGCACCTATAGATTTAACAGGGTGCTCTGTAAGTGCAGAAATTTTAAAGCCGGATGAAACAACAGTAATTCAAAAGGCACAAATAATAGATGCAACTACAGGTATGGTAGCAGTAGGACTTACAGAACAATGTTTAAGTGCTATTGGTACAGTTCAATGTGAATTAGTTGTTCAGACAGAGAATCAAGTACTTTATTCACCAAAAATTTCTTATGTAGTGGTAGATAACTTGTTTGATACTGAAGACATAGAGAGTACAGATGAATTTCCAATTTTAAATGTGCTAATTGCAGATGTGTTGAAAGTACAAAAAGAATTGGAAGTATTAGAAACAACAATGACTGCAAATGAGAGCACAAGAGAGTCACAAGAAAGTCAAAGAAATGAGAATGAAGAACAAAGAAAAGCAGATGTTCAAGAGTTTAGAAACACATTTGAAAGTATAAAAAACACTCATGCTGAAAATGTAAGAGAAATACAAGAAAAAGTAAAAGAAGTTAACAATAAAATTGAAGAAATAGACTCTGAACTAGATAGTGCTGTCGACACGATCAATAATAACATTCAAACTATCAACAACACATTAAATCAAAAAATTGGAGAAGTTGATAGAAAAATAGAAGAAATAAATAACACAATACAGAATGTTAATAGTACTTTAGACGAGAAATTAGCATCTGTAGATAAATCTTTAAAAGACAAACTAGCATCTATAGATAAAAGTCTTAGTGAAAAATTAGTTGAGATTACTAATTCAGTTGATGCTAAATTATCAGAATGTGATGATACAATATCAAGCATGAACAGTACTGAACAAGCAATCAATAAGAAAGTAGATGCTAAAATCACTCAATTAGCTAGTAAAGAGCAGGAACTTACTAATAGTGTTAATTCTAAAATCGCAGAAATGAATAACACAAAACAAACATTAACTAGCGAGGTAAGTACGAAAATATCAGAAGTTAATACAACTGTAGAGAAGTCTTTAAAAAATATCAATGACAACTTAAGTACTAATACTAAAAAAGTTGATGTAAAAATACAAGGTTATGATACTAAAGTATCAGAAGTTAATGATTTGATAAGAGATGTTAATAGTTCAGAAACTGCTAGAAACCAAGCAGAACAAAATAGAACTGCTAAGTTTAATGAGATAGTAAATGAATTAGAGATAACTCAATCTGACATAGATGAAATAATATCTATGGTAGGAGGTTTATAATTATGATAGATAATTTATTTGGAGTTTCTAAAGAATCATTACCAAAAAATATAGCAAGAATAAGAACTAGAGAGAGTGAAGAATTAGGAAGAAAGTTTGTATTTAATGCAGAATTAGGAAGCAGTATATCTAGTAATGCAATAGATACTGGAGCAGTATTTATAAAAGGTGATAAGAATACAAGTATCCTAAATGTTAATATAAGTAAAGATAGTAGAGCAGTTAATTTAACTGGCTATACAGTTACTGCAAATGTTAAAGAAGAGTCTAAAAAAATTGTAACAGTAGCGTGTGCGATCTTAGATGAATCAGCAGGTTTAATTCAAATAAATCTGCCAAACACACTTGTAGATGAACAAGGGACAAACACCTTTGAGATAGTTCTTCAAAAAGATAGCAAGGTAATTGTATCTCAACAATACAGATATGAGGTTTTAAACTCTTTAGGTGAAGGAACAACAGGAGAAGAAACAGAACTATCTGCACTTCAAACTTTAATACAACAAGTGCAGGAGTCAAAAAATACAGTAGATACAATAACAACCGAGTTGGAGATAACTCAATCTGATATAGATGAAATAATGTCTATGATAGGAGGACTTTAATGAGTAAAAACATAAGAACTCAAACAGGAAAAATAATAGGTAAAACACTAAACACCTATCACTCAAAATTAAAACCTAAATTAGATGATCTAAAATTCAAAGAGCAATATCAAGGAAGAATTATAGATTGTATGGTTGGAGAAGTAGATGATAATTACATTGAAACTCCGGAAACAAACTCTGCTATAGTGAAACTTGAACATTCTAAGGAGGGACTTGTTAAAGTTCCTTCTATAAAAGGTAAAACTATTTTAATTGATGCAGAAGGAAATGAAACAGATACACCTGCAGAGGGGTGCAGATTAGTTTCAGTTGGTGAGAATGAGAATAACAAACTAATAATTTTATCTAAAAGTAAAAACTTATTTGATGTGAATAAAATAGACACTCTTTCAAAATGTAAAATATTAAATAAAAATAATGAAAATGGAGAGGTAACAATATCCTACAATGGTAATTATGTTAACTTTGGGATAAATCTTACAGAATATATTGATGTACTTATAGGAAAAACATTTAGAGCATCTTATTCAGAAGTTATAAATACTAATTCAAATGCTAAGTTATCAATACAGTTAAATGGTAGATACAAAGACGGAACTAATTTTTATCTTTACCCAAGCACTACACCTATTACAATTACAGATAATATGGAAACTTTGACTTTTGCTATTTTTTCAAACAATACAGAACAAGAACTACAAGGTACTTTCACTATTAAAAAAGTACAGTTAGAAATAGGTGAATTGACAACAAGTTTTGTTCCTTGTAACCAACATAAAACAGAAATTTTATTAGATGAACCGTTAAGGTCGTTACCAAACGGAGTTTGTGATGAAATAGTTGATGATAAGTTGATTCGTAGAGTGGGTAAGGTAACTTTGACAGGAGAAGAAGGTTGGTGGTCTAATTGGACTAATGTCTCATTTTTTGAATGGTTCTCTAATCTTAGAATTACTAATTGGAAACCAATTTCAGATAATATAACTTGGTGCTCTAATAAACTTAAATCTACTACATCTTATTCTATAGAGCACCAAGGTCAATTTAATTGTTTTTGTTTTGATGTAGATTGGAATGCAACTAATCCAAAAGTTATAGTTAGACCAAGTTACGATATAGTTGAAGAAGGAAACGTAGACCAATTTAAAGAATGGTTGAAAAAAAATAATATGATTATTCTTTATGAACTTGCAGAACCAATTATAGAAGAACTACCAAATTCTATAACTCTACAAGGATTTGATGATACAACAATGTACATTGAAAATTCAATAACACCAACAATTTCATATGGATATAATGCTTTAATTCCATATAAGGAAGAACTTAAAACTCAAAAAGAAGAAGTAGAAACTAATACTTTAGATATAGAAAACAATATAATCCCATATCTAATGGATATGGAATACAATCTTATGTTAATGGAGGACAATTAATAATGGCTCAAAGAGATAAGGTTAAAGAATTAGTGGGTAGGAGTTTAAACTCTTACCATGCTAAGGCTTTGCAACAAATAGAAAGAATAGAAAAGAAAAATAAAGAGCAAAACCATAAAATAAGCATTTTAAGTAATGAATTGGATAATGATTACTTAACTAAAACAGAAGAGGGTTCTGTAATATCTTTAGAACATTCAAAAGAAGGTATGGTTTATTTAGATGAATTACAAGGTAATACATTAGTTAACTATTGTACTGATGGCTCTAAGGAAATAACTCTTAATGGAGATATAGATGTAGAAGGTGTGGACAATGTATATAATGTAATAATTAAACCTAATACATTATATACAGTAGCATTAGATACGAACAAAACAGGAACAATAAGAATTAATCTTGGTGGAGCGGAAGTTACTACAACTAATAATGTTGCCATGATAACTACTCCTGAAACATTAACAGATAATACTTTAAAACTATATGGAACTAATATTAAATGCTCAAAAGTTAGATTACTTGAAGGTGATAAAACTAATTGGATGCCAAGTTTCTTTGAAGGTATGAAATCTTCATTTGAAGATAAACTTCAAGATGATGGCTCATATAAAATGGAAATTTTAATGAATAATGAGAATTTATTAGATTTATCACAACATAGCATCAACACTCCGTATACTAACCAGTATAAGATAGAAAACAATACTATATTTGGTACTTACATCGGGGATAATTATACTGATTTTCAACTATGGTTCAAATTAAAAAGAAACAAAACATATAAATTAAGTTGGGATATATCAAGCACTTATATTTTAAATGGAGCGAATAGTCAACTGTTAAAAGGGAAACTAAACGGTTATAATGCAGATAGTATGTTGCAAAATAGCTACGATGTAGCAACAGGAATTATAAGTAATTTACCTTGTGATGGTTGGTATACATTACATTTTCACTCAATGAGAAACAATCAATTTATAAAAAATTTACAATTAAAATTAGTTGATATATCAACTAATTTTACAGAAAGAAAGTTTAATAAAATACAATTTTCATCTATAGAACCATTAAGAAAATGGGATAGGTTTGCATTTAAAGATGGTCAACTGATGATAGAAAGATATAGTAAAAAAGTTGATTTGGGAGTAGAGTGGTCAAGTAAACAACAGTTAAATACTGGTATATATAGATACACTTTAAACAATATCGAAGGAATTTATTCAATGGCAGAAACAATATGTAATACTATAACTACCGTTAGTTTAAGTGATACTTATGATAAAGTATTTAAATACTTTACTAACACAATTTGGTATCAAACATATGATGATTTTACATTAGAAGAATTAAGAGAATACTTTACAAACAGTAATACTTCTTTAATTTTTAAATTAAAAGAACCAACATATGAAGAAATTCCTTATGACCTTCAAAAAATAATCCTAGAAGGTTATGAAAATGGAACTCTATTCTTTGATACAAATATACCACCGACTGCAACAATAACTTATGCAGGAGAAACACCAATAGTTAAGTCAACTAAATTGAATAAAACCGAAGTTTCAAATAATACTGCAGATATAAATGATAATATACTACCTTATCTCATGGATATGGATTATAGAATTGTTATGCTACAGTTAAAAAATGAAATGGAGGATGTTTCTTTGGCTAGAATATTTAATGGAGCATACGAAATGCTAAAGAGAGATATTTTATCAAAAAGGTTAACTAAAGAAGAATATAAACACAGGACGGCAGATTATTTAACAGCAGGTAAAATTAACAAAGAACAATACTTAGAATTGGAGAAAATAATTTATGAGTAGAAATATAAAAGAAATAGGAAAGGAACTTCTTGGTAAGAGTTTAAACTCTTACCATAGGAGAACTGGATTAACTCAATTAGAGAAAAATAACAATATCCAAGATGGTATTCTTAATGGGATATTATCTCAAATAGATGATGCCTATATTGAAAAAACAGAACAATCAAATGTAATACACCTTGAAGGTAGTGGAGATGGAGTTGTTGCTTTAGATGGTATAGAAGGGAATACTATGGCGAATTTATGCAATAAAACAACTCATACTATTATAGGAGAAGATAGTAATAGTTGGAGTAAGCATATTTATCTAAAACGACCATTGGTTGTAGGAAATAAATACACATTGATTATTAATGTTAAATCTTATACTTTAGATGAAGGTTATTCTATTATGGGGAGGATTAGCACAAATCAAAATACAGAGGTTCAATATGCATTAATGAAAACAGTAACAAAAGCAGGTATACATACAAATGTATTTACTGCACAAAAGGCTTTAGATATGTTGTCGATAGCAGATGAAAGTAATAGTACAAGTGGAGAAAGTATTATAGAAGGATTTATTCTTTTAGAGGGAGATTATAGAAATGACGAAATAAATTATTTTGAAGGTTTACAATCTTCATTTGAAGAGAAAGTAAATGATGAAGGTAAATATGAAATCGAGATTTTAATGAAGAATAAAAATTTATTTGATACAAGTGAATTATATCAAAGTGGTTATAACATAGGTATACCTATTACTAGTTTTAATTCTATTACATTACCATATAAGGCAAATAGTGAAACAGGTGGTGTTTGTATGGTAACAACTAAATTAAAAAAAGGAGTAACTTATACATTTAAAGTAAATAATCCAAATGAAAATTGTTCTGTTGGTATGGCAGAATATTTAAGTAAGGATGCTTGTAGAAATAAAGATAATGCAGTATATAGTGTAGGTCATAGAAGCTATATTACAAGTATAAAATTTACTCCTAAGTTTGATAATTCTTATATTGTACTAAATATTGGTGGTTCTTGGAAAGATGGTAGTACATTAGTCCACACTTGTTCAGAAAGTGAAAATTATCAACTTGAAGTAGGAGATACTGCTACAAAATATACTCCTAAAAAACAAAATAAAATAAAACTTTTATTAGATGAACCATTAAGAAAAGTTAATAATAATTATAAAGATAGGCTATGTATCAAAGATGGTAGGTTGGTAGTTGAAAGAAAATGTGGTATAGATAAAAATTTACATTTACGAAACTGGACTATGTATACTTTAAAAGATGAATACCCAGATGTAGCAGGTTTTTATGCAAATGTTCTAGATATGGAAGTGCATGGTGGTGCATTGGTTTGTGACAAATTTAAATGCATGGAAAGAGATATGCATCCTGGAAATGTTACAAGTAACGAAGAGTTTTTAAGTGGTACTGGTGGGATGACTCCATTTTTCAAATTCAATATAAAAAGAGATAAATTAAGCACATTGAGTGCAGATGGATTTAAAACATATTTACAACAAAACCCAGTTACTGTTGTTTACCCACTTTTAACACCAATATATGAAGAAGTATTAAATGAATGTGGAGATCCGATATTATTAGAAGGATATGAGAATGGAACTGTATACATAGATAGTACAATAGTGCCAACTACTACAGTAAGATATACTCCTAAAATGGAGTCTTTAAAAACACTTAAAGCAGTTAATGATAATAATATTATGTTAACTGATGATATAAACAATAACATCATAGATTACATGATGAATGTTGATATGATGATTATGGAAAAAGAAATGCAAAATACAAAAACAAGAAGAATAGGAGAAAAAGATATGACAAATATGCAAAAAAGAACTTTCGAAATGTTAAAAAGATTAATAAAAGGAAAAACTCTTACAGAGCAAGAATGTAAAGATAGAGTAGTACTTTACTTAAGTGCAGACAAAATAACTAGTGAACAAGCAGAAGAATTAATGGTATATATATCAGAAATTTATAATTAATTCCAAAAAAATAAACACTAGTATTGACAAAAAAACACCTATGTCTTATAATAATGTTTGTAAGCAATTACAGGACATACGTTTATAGGACATAGGAGGATTGTAAGAATGGGGCAATTATTCACTAAAATACTTGAAGAGCACTTCGAGTTATTAAAAACAGGATTAGAGTTATTACAGGACAATGAAGGATCGAAAGAGGAAACGATTCTTAAAATGAAAATAGCATTTAAAGGAAATTTAGTATTTGCAGACATTATAGAAGATGTGGAAGAGGGATTAAAGAAAGATCAACTTGAATCTATTATAAAATCTTGCACAATAATGGAAATTATGCATAAGAAATTTTTAGGTGAAGATAATGCTCAAGTAAAACAAATCAAAGGTATATTTGAAGAAAAATTAAACAAATTAAGTAAAACAAATAAAACAAATAAAAAACCGATTATAATAGAAAAACGTAACAATAAAATAAGAATTACCTTTGAAAAAGATTTTACATATTCAGAACTTGAAAAAGTACTTGAAGAATTAGAACAAAATGTATCAAGCAAAAGTTTTCGTATAATTGGAAATGAACTTGAAGATAGTGTAGTGTTGCTATCAGAGGATTCAAGTGACGATGCTTTACATATACATATTAAAAATTCTGATTATGATTTAGGACAACAACAAGTTTACTTACAAGGATTTTTACAATTTTTAAACAAATAATTAAAATGGTCTACATTATTTATGTGTAGACCATTTTTTTTTGTTTATATATATGTTACAATAAAGATTAAGAACAAATATAAAGGAGGGTTAAACATGGCAAGAAGTAAAAAGGTAATAGGTACACAAAATACAAAAGAGCCTGTAAAAGAAATTGTTCAAAAAGAGCAGATAAAACCTGCACAAACAAAAGAAATAATAGCAGAATCAAAAACACCACCTGTAAAAGAAACAGTAATAAAACCTAAAGTAGAATCTAAGGTATCACCTACTAAAGAAACACCAGTAAAACCTGTAGAAAAAAAGGAAAGGGAACTTTCTAAGGAAACACTTGAAAAAGTAGAAGAACTTAAGAAAATAGCGTTTAAAGAAGATGGGTTTGGTGTAGAAGAATGGATAGATGTAGATAAATTACACATAGATCAAGATACACAAAGAAGTCTGCTAATTTCACAAGTTGAAAGAATCATCAAAGATTTCGATCCAGTTAGTTTTGGTAGAATTAGTGTCAGCAAGAGAAATGATGGATATTTTGTGACAGATGGTCAACATAGAGCCTATGTAGCAAAACTTATAGGTCTTAAGAAAGTACCTTGTATAGTATCAGAAAATCCAAACTTAGGGGAAAAAGAAGTAAAGAAATTTGATGCAGTAAATTTTTTAAATATCAATCAAAACTCCCAATCAGTTAAACCGATTGATAAGTATAGAGTAGGTGTATCGGCTCAAGTGCCGGAATGGTTAAATGTAAAAGAAGTTATAGAAGATAATGGATTACAAGCAGGTACTACTAAAAATGATATTAATGCTCTGTCTTGTATTTACAGATATGTTAATGGCTCAAGTAAGATTACAACTGTAGAAAAGAAAAAAGAACATATGAAAAAAGCGATTCATATACTTAAAGAAACTGTAGGTGTATCAGAGATAACTCATATATCTTTACAAGCAATTTGTATTTTAATTAGAGAATTTGTAGATACTGGATATACAACAGAAGAAAAACTTATTGAAAGATTTAAAGATATAGAAATGTCTAATTTTTTGAGTATGGCAATCACTTTAAAAAATGGTCATTTACAAAAAAATATAGTAACCAGTTTAGCATATGTTTTGGGCAAAGAATATAATCGTGTAAGTCCTAAAAAAGAACAAATACCAATAGAAAAACTACCGGATACCAAAAGACTAAAGGTATAAACTATCGACCGACTTCAAAAGAGAGCCTTAGAATGGCTCTCACGAGGTCGGTTTTCTTACTATTCCCATAAAAAAATCAGAACCTATAAAAATAAGTTCTGATTTTGTAATTTAATTTACATTTTGTATTTTTATTTTAAGAAGTTTTGTTTTCTTAAAAAGTCAAGTTGCTTATCTGATAAACTTACCATCTCATCACGATCTACACCAACAAAAACCACATCCCCAACTATGAAATCAAATCCTAAGAAAAAGTTAATTGGAAGGTTTTTTAGTTTTCCTTCATCATTTAAGCATAATAATATATCGTGACCTATACCCACAGTTTGTACCCAACCACCAACTATTTCTTGTAGTGGTTCTATTTCATTTTCAATTTCTCTTATTTCTCCAAAATCTTCTCCTACTTTTTTAACTACTACTTTCATATCAATTCTCCTTTTATGTATATTTATTTTAAACCTAACCTATTACAGTTTTTAAATAATAGTGAGGTTTATTAACTACTTTATATTTTTTAGTTCTAACTTCTTTTTCAACATAATCTAAATAATCATCTAAAAACTCTTCTATTCCATTAGGATATAGTGTGTATATTAATATTATGTCAGCTCTACTTAAGTGTTTTACTCCATTTACTTCATCTGTAAATAAATCTATTGGTCTTAGTAATCTAGCATCCTCTACTCTTATTTGATGTTGTTTTGGTACAACTGGTACTTCAAATCTCCCTAATTCTGTTTTTTTGTTTTCAAATTTATTTTCTAACATACTTTCATTTCTCCTCTGTAATAATCTAAAATTTTCTTTTCTCCTGCTATTTGAGCATATAATGTAGACCAACTGTAAAGTTTAATCTGCTCTTTAAAACATTTAATTGCTAAATTTTCGAATGTAAATTCATATTTACCTTTCGGACTTTCAACTATATATTTTTCCAATTTAGGCTTTTTTACTTCGTGCGAATCAAGTAAGTCATTGCCTTTAAAAAATTGTATTTTCTGTGCGACCATCTTAATACAGTCATATTCAAATTGTGCGATTTTAAAATTATCAAATTGTAAGTCTATTGGCGAACCATTCTTACGAACTCCTGTTATTGTGTACATTTGTTTATCTCCTTTTCTGTTGTAACTATATATTATCATATGAGTATATACTTGTCAATACTTTATGAAGATTTATTTTCAAAAAAGTAAAAATAAAAAAACCCATAGACTGTAAGATCTATGAGTTTTTACAAAATAAGACTAACGTCAAAATTATGAAATTAAATAAAAATATTTATAATCTGGTATATCTTATTATATCAAATAAAAACATATTATGCAATATTTTTAAATAAAATATGTTTTTTATTTTTATTTTTCTTTGTTATCTTTATCATAAAATCCCCTCTTTTTATGATAAAACATATTACCTACTTATCATTTTTTAATACCATATATTCTGTATAAGGTCTACGAGTTTTTATGTAATCAAACACATAATTAGAGTAAACCTCAAACACTTGTGTGGCTTGATATGTTGCAGTAGCAGTAGCTCTATTACTTGTTTGACCGAAATATTCATGTTCTTTCTTTAAAAGATATTTTTTGTCAAGGTTTAGTTGCCATGCAATATCATCTAAACTTGCAAACTCATATGTACCATAAGTAGTTTCTGTTTGATATTGTATTGTGTTTCTAAAAATACGCATAGTACTCTCAAGTTGACCACACCCAAACAGTCTTTCATGTATTCCTACTCTATGCATTTCCATTTCTAAAACAGATGGTACATACCATGCATCATGAGTTACAAAGACCTCTGCAGATTTAAAATCTTCGAATATCTCTTGAGCAAATTCTTTAAACTTTCTATTTTTACTTAACGTTTTAAATGTGAAAGGTATCATTTCACTTTCATAAACAGATTCTTTTGTCATTTGCTCTACTCTAAAATAAAAATTCTTTGTAGTTTCCACTTGTAAACTATTGTCTGTTATTATATATGATAGTTGACAAAGGTGAGCATCTTCAACTCTTTCTTCTCCATCTACAATCGCATCAAAAAATATAAATTTCATTTTTGTTTACCTCCCTTAGACTCTATATATATTATATATTATAATACAAAAAGCCCACAATATGTGGACTTTTTACATTTTTTTTAAATTGTGGCATATTCCCAATCTTTTGCTAGTATATCTCTTAATGGTAATGCGTAAGGCATTTGCCCTGCTCTATCTATTTTAAATAGATAAGATTCTTCATCTACTATTTTTATTACTATACTTTTGAAATCATCCCAACTTGATCTTCTCAATCTTGCTCCCTTTTCTAGTGCAGTAAGAGCATAATGAAAATCAAACATGGCTCTACCTCCTAAAACTGGAGTGTTCTCCTTTGTAGCAATTATCCAATCATCTGATTGTATTTGTTTTAATGTATAAGCAACATCTTGAGTTTTTCTTATATCTATTATAACACCATCTTTACAATGCATCATTATTGTTTGCTTTTCAAAATCCCAATACCAGTATCCTCCCCAGTTAGGTTTTTTTATTTTTCTCCCATTTAACATTGCTTTAAAAGCACTTCTCCAATCCATTGACTTCATTGCAAATCCTCCTTATAATATCGGTAAAAACATTTCTATAACTTCGTAATGTTTTCTCTTTAAACCTACACTTATTAAATCTATATTTTCTACACCTGTTTTTGGTAGTGCATCTAGTTCATTTATTAATTTCGTAGTTTCATTCACACTTTCTACTAATTTTTGGTATACTTCAAAGTGTTTTGGATACTCTTTTTCATAATTAATAACTTTCTTCATTAATGTACTCCTTTATATCTTCTCATGGTTCTATCTACTAAATTTTCTCTTACATTCCATTTATATCTCATAACGTATCTATTGTGACCAGTAATACTTTCTAAAGTCCATACCCAATTTTTTGCTTTTACTTCCCTTTGTAGGTGATAACTACATTTATTACCTATATATTTTTTTGACATATGTAACAAACGTAATTTATATCCCCTTTGTTCTACCATCCAACTGTCTAACTTGAAAGTATCACTATAAATTTTTATCATATCTTTATTAATTCTATCAGTTTTTAATTTAAATCTTGGAGCAGTCTGCTCGATTTTATCTATTGCGTTCATTTTATCTCCCCTTTCATATATACATAACGCAAAAAAAAAGAAAGATGTAAACACATCTTTCTAATTTATTATTTTTTTACAAACATTTTCCAAAGCATCAATCTCTTCTGTACAAATCCTATTCTCAAGTGCTCTAGTAAAAACTCCACAGGCTCGTTTGTAAGATGATTTCTTACATTGGTTGCAGTTTTGTTCCTTGAATATATTTAAATGTTTTATATCGTCAAATATTCCTTGTTTTTTAGAAATTCTTAAAGTGACTTCAACTCTTGGATTATCTTTGTCTATGTAAATATTCTTAGTTTTTGGTAGTAAAATATCATCATCCGGATATGCTCCTGCACTCATTAATACATCAAATAGTACCTTTTCAAGATTATGACTATCTTTGCGTTTTTTGTTTAAGTAGTAAGTTAATTCCACATCTATGTAATTATCTTTAGTTAAACATTCCCACTTCTGCTCTTTTATCTGCTTTTGTATGAGTTTTGTTGCGTATCTTTCATATTCTTTTACCTCTCGTGGTTTGTATGCTTGAGGTATAGGCTTTTTTCCGATCCATACAATCTTATAATTTAAATATTTATTTACTGAAATCGGCAACGGAAGAGTCAACTTTAATTGCATCTTTTATCACCTCTGACATTATTGCAGATGTTATACGACTTAAGTTTAGTAATGGTGATGATGAATTTGTATCAAACATATAATCATATTCATGATGTGTAAAGTCTTTTTCGTCTGCTAAAAATCTTCTAAAACACTCCAATAACTTATCATCGTCCAGTTTTTCTCTTGCACTATACCTAGAAAACCTTGTTATTATAGATGCATTTAAATACATTACACAAACTTTATCTCCATACTCTTTTTTTAACTCCTCTGCACCTTCCGGATTTAAGATTATTACAGAATAATCATGCTTTTCAATATCTTCTTTTTTAGTTCCATAGTACCAAACATCATTATTAGCCACAACATATCTTGTAACTGCGACCATATCGCCCTTTTCATGTTCACTTAAGAGTTTAGACATTGTTGTAAAATTATAACTCTCCCCATTTTTTTCACCTTCTCTTGCAGGTCTGCTAGTATAGTTGACTATAACTGGTAAATTATATATTCTTGATATTTCCTTTGCAATGGTATCTTTACCACTACAAGATTTTCCTGTTAACACAAATATTTTCTTCATTATGTATATCCTTTCTTTTCATCTTCATATATACATAACGTTTTTGTTATAAAAAAAGTAAAGCAGAGAAAAAAATTCCCTGCTTTTTCATATTAATCTCTTATGATCTCTTCGTTGTTTTCGTCTAAAAGACCTTTTTCTCTCATATCTTTTAAGATTAAGTCTATTACATAGCCGGATTTTCCTCCGATGTAATTTCTTCTGTTATGAGCATCAAAATATCTCAATGCTACGTGTCCTTCTCTATATGCAAAACATACGTTTCTAGTTATTTTTTTGCTTTCATCTATTGTTTTCTCGTTTTTAATCATGTTCATTTTATATGCACTCCTTTGTTAATTTCATTCTATTAACTATATAATAACATATAAAGTAAACACTCGTCAATATTTACATTAAATATTCCGGAATAATTGTTAAAATTTTACTCTGAACTCGTGGTATTCTTTTATCTAATGTTGGTCTACTGACATTTAACTGTTTAGATACTGTTCTTTTTGTTATATCTTCTTGATTTAATAAGAAGTTAAAAATAGTTCTCTCCTCAAAAGATAAGCACTCTTTTACCTTATCCATATCGTGAGTAAACTCTACCGAGAGTAAATTGTTATCATAATATCCTAGACTTGGTTCTCTATGTACAATATCATTTCTACTATTTTGTTCTTCATCTAAAGGTACAAGTGTATTTTCCGTTTTTCTTTTCTTAGAATTAAGTTTTCTAAATAAGTCTATTTTTAAGTTATCTAATCCTTTTAATAAATTTGTTGAAAAAGTATTTTTTGGTTGATAATTATCATAAACTCTAATTAAACGTATCATACCTTCACTATAAAAATCATCTGCATCCATGATATTGTGTGACATTCTTCTTGCAGAGTCATAACAAGAATAACTCCATAGTTTAACTATATCGCTATAATATTGAATACATTCTTCTAATGTCATTTCTTTGCGTATTAATTTATTATTTTCTGCTACAATAATTGTTTTTTTCATTCCCCTAATCTCCCTATGTATAAAATTTTCTCTCTACACAATTACATAACGAAAAATATATTCAAATTGTAAACGATATTTACATTTTTTTTACTTTTTAACTAAAAAATGTATTTTTATTTTACGATTTATACAATACTCTATATAAATTGTAAAAATCTGTTTAAATATGTTTGTTTTGTTCTTTGTTCTATGGTTTTTATACAACGTTTGATTGCTCTATCTTGTGCAATAACTGCACAACGTTTTAATGCTCTCGTCATGGCAGTATATAAAATTTCGACATTTAACAACATCCACATTGAAGTGTCAAATGTACAAATAACTCTCTCCCATTGTGACCCTTGAGCCGAGTGTACTGTTACTGCATATGCTAGATCGAGATAATTTCTATCAGACCCTTCAATTTTTACGAGAACTCCATTAAAATCTACAATTATAACATCTTCTTCTATTGTTATAACTTCTCCTATGTTTCCGTTAAAAATTTCAGTCGGTAATCCTTCTATTGTTTCTACATTATAATTATTCTTGCGATTTATAACTTTATCACCTTCTAATATTAAGACATCAGAATTTGTTGTATACTCTCTCCTGTTATTATATTTTGCGTTTGGGTTGTATAATTGTTGTATAGTCCTGTTGATGTTATTTGTACATAATACTCCTCTATTCTTCATTGCAGAGATTATTTGCACCTCAAATACATTCCCAACTTCCTTTAAATTTTTGAAAAACTCACCTACTACAATTTCTAGTAATTTATCCTTTTCATCTTCTATAAATAGTTCTAAATCTTGTAACTCCCCTAGTTTTGTATATCCTCTAAAGTTTTTATGATATAGTGGTATTTGATTCCTTACATCTATTGATTTCGTTATTATAGCACTTGCTTGTGCTTGTCTATGTATCTTAGTTAAATTTACGATAGGCAGTAAATCTGTTTTCGATGTTAATAGATCACTAAAAACAGAGCAATCCCCAATGGATTGTAACTGACCATCATCACCTAGTATTATTAATTTAGTTCCATCTTGAATTGATTTTAATAGTAGTAAAAATAACCTTCCATCAACCATACTGGCTTCGTCTAATATGACTATATCTGCAAAAATAGTACTTCCTCTATCGTCACTATCATCAAATAGTCCTAGTAACTTGTGTATAGTAGATGCATCTCTTCCTGTTACCTCTGCAATACGTTGAGATGCTTTCGCACCAAGACAAGTCATTTTTATTGTATAATCATCCAATATTCTACACATAGCATTAGTTACTGTAGACTTCCCTGTCCCTGCTTTACCAGTTATAATAGTCACATTATTGTTTAAAACAGTTTCTATGCCTCGTAACTGCTCCTCTGTATGTTTCCAACCTTGTTTATCTTCTATATCTTTAACTATTTCTATCCAATTACTTGGAACTTTTATATTTGTTTTTGCACTTGCTATTCTTCTTAATTGTTGTGCAATTTGTTTCTCTAAATCAAAGTAATATGGAAGTGCCAACTCCTTATTATCATTCAATAAAAGTATCTTTTTATCTCGTATCATTTGATTTAATATTGTGAATAGTGTCGATTGGTCAACACCTACTATATTATTTATAACTTCTAAAAATTGGTTTGTAAACAGGTAAGTTCTTCCTTTTTTTCCATTCTCCTCTAAAACGTAGTAAATAGCAGATTCTATCCTCTCTTTGGAATCTTTATCCAATCCACATTTCAATGCAATCTCGTCTGCAGTTTTAAAAGATATACCTGCCACTTTACATATTAAATCATATGGATTTGTTTCACATACCTCTATAGCACACTCCGAACCTCCGTAAACTTGACAAATTTTAGATATAGTTTTCTTTGTTAACCCATACTTACCTAAAGTGGAATATGCCAAACTATAATCTTTCATTTGTGCCATATTTTCATAAATGTGTTCTAATCTCTTTTTCCCAATACCTTTGATTTCAAGTAGCTTTTCTGTTTCTTTACGTTCTAACATTCCTATAGCATCTTCATGTTTCATTAATTCCTTTGCTATATTAACTCCACACACCAACTCTAAGAAGTCTTTTACTTGTTCTTTATTATTCTTGTCAAACTCCTTTATTAATGTTACTAACTCGTAACTAGTCCCAAATTTATTAGTTTCTGCATTATCATATATAGCAACAAATGTGTCACCCTCTTTTATCTTTGGAACTATACCTTTCAGAGTGATCGTATCAAAACTTTCATGTTTAATAGGTTCTTCACCCTCTAAATGCTCCGTTATATGTGCAGTAAATATAGCAAATTCTCCAACTGCTGTTTGTTTTACTTTTTTAGGATATAAAATCCTACCTATTTCAATTTTACTTTTCATATCATCACCTCATATTTACATAACGTAAACAAGCTATAGAACGTAAAAAGTAGGTCTAAGACCTACTTAAAAATAACATTTTTATTCAGAAACAATTTCCGTTATTGTATACCATTCGATTAATTCTCTCTTAACACCTAGTAAACCGAATACCACTATGTCCTCTTTATTTTCTATTCTTTGGGATATAATTTCAGGCATATCTATTGCTTGACTTCCTTCTATTCTGATAGATTCTCCAGTTGTTAACTTCACTGTTAACAAATGTTTTTTAGGTTTTTCAAAAATATATGTGTTTTCCTCCATAATATCCTCCTATTTATTACTACTTCCAAGCATTCCAGTCCCTCTTTCAGAAGGTATTGCTTGTAATTCTTTTACTGAAAGTTGTTTAACCTCTACTTTAGGTACTTCATGTAACACTGCTTGACATATAGCCTTTTCATAAGGATATATTATTACATTGTCCCCATAGTACGTTTCCATCAATTCCACTTTCTCTTCTTTTACTATGGCTATAATCTTATCTGTAGTATTTGTTAAAGGTACAAACCATTCGCCCCTAAATCCAGAATCTATAACTCCACAACGTTGTGCAATCCCTTTACTACCTGTACTTCCTCTTTCACATAATTGTATATACCATTTCGAATCAAAAGCACTGTATAATCCAGTTGGTATCATTTTTGTTTCGTGTGGTCTGATTATTATTAAATCTGTTTCAAAGTTTGCATATATATCATATCCTGCATCACCTTCTCTTTTACTTGGTATTTTTACATCTTCTCTCATTTTTGCAAAATATATTTTTTCCATTGTATTTCTCCTTATTCGTCCCATAATTCTAATTGAATAGACTCCATATCATTCGCACAACAGTAGTCTACAATTTTCACTTTTTTGTTTGCTAATAGCTCTAAGTTGTCATTGTAAAAATTACAATAATAATCTCTTTTTGATGCGTAGTTTTCTCTTTTAAATACAATTATTTCATGAAGTCCGTTTGGAGTTTGTATCTTTACTCCCATGAACTCTTGTAAGAATCGCATCGCAGTATCAAAGCAGTCTAGTAATTGCTCTTTTTTATTCATGTTCCACCTCTACTTGATTCAGTATTACAGACATTTCTGTTAACATATTACAAATACTTAGTTTTTTTGTCCCTACTAAACCTATAGGTAATTCTTTTGTTAAAGGACATTGTTTACACAGACAATCACATTTAGTCCACTCACCATGTTCCCAATCTGCGATTATCATAGCGATAGTATCTTGATTAAACTTATTTTTATATTCAGTCATCACTAATTCCTTTCTTTTTATCTTCATATATACATAACGTTTTTTGTTTTGTTGGTGTAAAAATTTACAAAAAAAATAGTCACTATATTTCAAGTGACTACTCTGATTCCTTAAATGGTTGCCCACAATCTCCACATATGATTTTTAAGTTAGGCTTTGAACTTCTAACTATATTACCACATGGGCACTTCCATTTGATTATATTTGATTTTTTCTTTTCTTCACTAGTTCCTTGTGCAGAAAAATCATATCTTTTTAAACAGAAGATCTCTTTATTTAAATCAAAGTTTCTTATAATTTCAATAGATTCATCTGTTAATTTACTGAAATTCCACCCTGTCTTTGTGTCAAAAGCATCATCTGAATAATAAAACCCATGATTTTCCGAAACTGCTTTAAAATTTTTGTTGTGATAAGTTCCACCTCGTGAAGTATCTTTTATATCATGTACACAACAGAATAAGTGAATCATCTCATGATGTAATGTTCTCATTATATCCATAAAATCTCTGTTTGCATATTCTGCAGATATATTTATTTCATGTTTTTCTTGTGTTCCATCGTCCCAAACTTTGCCAGTTGAGAACCATCCAAGAGCATTTCTCTTACCTTTACTTTGAATGGTTATTATTACCTCCGGTAATGTTCCTCCATAAAATGCGTTATTCAAGCAATCAAATGCTTTATGTAATTCTGCTATAACTTTTCCTAAATTGTTTTCTTGTGTGTTTTTCATTTTAATATAACCTCCTCTTGAATATTAATATTCATTCATCTTAAGATTATATTAACATATCCTTTAACACCAGTCAACACTTTCTTTATTATTTATTATAGAAATTTTTCCTTCTGCTAATTTAGAATCATCTATTCTCATAATAGAGTGAGGATATATACTTTGCTTATATCTCTTAGGATAGAATACCTCTCCTCTTCTGAACCCCAATACCATTAGTTTGTTACCTCTTGTTAACCATGAAGAGTTAAACTCTGTTGCTCTATCATAATAAGAAAACTTACCTTTATCTAATTTTATATCTACAACATCACCATTTTGACTAACTATTGTTATCATAGATTTATTTTTATTTTTATCCACCACAGTACCTGCAATTAAATCTAACTGATATTCATGGTATTCTGTATCTTTCCATTTATATGTTTTTGTTATTTTCGGAGTACTATCTAATTCAGAAAAATATTTGATAGGATACTGCTCAAGACTTATTGAGTCTAATTCGTGTCTTTTTGTATAGTAACAAATGGAATCCATTTCCCATTTTTCTACTGAACCTTGACAATACTTATCCCAGTTCATACTAAAAAGATGATTATTAAAACCTTGTACTGCACCTTCTGTTGAAAGCCAGTCTGAAATAGGTTTTATTATCTCTTTATATACAGTATCAAATCTCTTGTTATGTAAGCAAAGCTCACCATTATCATCTGAATCTATTGCTTTATCAAATTTAATTGCATAATTATTAAAGAAGAAATCTTGTAATAGTGCCGGTATGTAAAATAGTGCAGTACTTTGAGTTAATTTCTTGGCTAGATTTTCTTTTTTAAATACTTCTTTTCTAAATTGCACTAATGCTAGTAAAGATTGATGTTCTTTAGGTAGTAAATTATACTCGATCACTTTGTTTAAGTTTGAAGTAGTTAATTTTTCTTTTTTCTCTGTAGTTTTCACAATATACTGCATCATTAATTTTCTTCTGTCTTTTTCAAATTCATCAAAACACCCTGCTTTTATTAAGTTGTAAACTTTCCCTACAGGAACTAATTTAGTAGCTACACACTTACTTATAAAATCTTCAAATGATGCATAAGGTCTATTATTAATTATATTTCTTGCTACCTCTTCTCCTATACCATTTATTGCATTTAATGAATACATTGCTTTATTTTCCGTTTTAAGAGGTATAAACTCCATTTGAGCCTTATTTATACAAGGTGGCAATACAAAACCTTTCTCCATCTTTGCTACAGCCTTTGCTATTGCTCCATAATCTGTACCTTTATTTACTTCGTCTGAAATATTACCTGCACTCACAGATAAACAAGCAACTTTCCAATATAGACTCGGATATTTTACTGCTAGATTCAGTTCCTGCATTAATATTAAAGTATATCCTGCAAGATGGGGTTCTGAAAAGGCATAGTTTAACTGTGGAACTATATAATTGTCCCAAACATATTGAATAAATACCTCTCTGTTACCTAGTCTTTTTCCCTCTTTCATCATCATTTTATAAACTTGAGTGACTAAGTGTTTTGCATATGCTTTTGCTACAGATTTTCTAAGTTTATTCGCATTTACTAAATCAAAACCGGATATTTTTTCATCCATAGATAAACGCATAATTGACTCTTGAGTAGGAGCAACACCATAACTTTTACCTAAGTATTTTTTCAACACTTCCATTTCTTCTTCATTTAGTCCTGCGTTTCTCATGTGTTCATACCAAGTATTAATATCTTTCTTATGTCTTACATAAACATCAATCGGCAACTCAACATCCTTCGGATTTAAACGCATTAGGGCATTTCCATCCATAAGTTCTCTGAAAGAGTTTGGTTGTATTTTACTTATTGTTCCCACACCGGCAACAGAATCGTATTGAAATGCATCAAGTATATCTCCCTGTCTAAGTGCTTCAAACATTCTCTCGTCTGTCATATCTATTTGATCCGGATGTAAGTATTTATTATAAGTGGCTCTTAAACTGCCTTGCCATTGGATAATATTATGTTTCAATAGTAAGTCTACACATTTTCTCATTCTATCCAAACTTTCTATTGTTAGGAAGTCTAGTTTTAAACCACTTTGATAATCAGAATCCAACATATCATATTGAGTAACGCAAAGTCCTTTTGGAGTTTTCATCATTGCATTAACTTCTGTATAATCATCTTTAAATATATACACTCCACTAGCATGAGAAGATTTACCACAAATAAGACCTTCTACTAGCTGTATATTTTTTATGAATCCTTTATGGTGTGCATCAAATACTTTTAATTCATTTATGAACTTTGTGCATTTTTCATCTTTACCATAATTCTCTAAGCAATATGATATTGACTTCGCATTGACACCTTCTCTCGGCACTAGAGAACTTAAATACTTAGAATCATTAATACTTATACCCATACCTCTGCATATTGTTTGTAAAGCCGATACTGAACCTTCTGTTTTGAAAGTTGCTATGGTTAATACCCTATCTTCTCCATATTTATCTTTTACTCTCTCAAGAATATTATCCCTTTGAGCCGACTCACTATCTAAGTCTATGTCTGCTAACTCTATTTTTGTACTATCTAAATGTCGCCATGCCGGTAACTCATGTTCTATCGGATTAATTTGACATATCTGTAATAAGTATGAAATATAGAAACTACCTGCAGAACCCCTAGATACACCTACAAATGAAACTTCCCAAATCAGATCGACAATCTCTTTAGTTAATACATAGTAAGAACTTAATCTTTGTCCTAACCCCTCACTAACTTTCCACATAGACTCCAGTTCCTCGTTGATGCGTTCTAAGTTAATTGTGTTGTATTCTTGGTTTAATTCTTCCATGCCTTTTTCTATTTGTTGAAGTATAATTCTATCTATTAGATATTCACTATTTAAATATTTGTATATGTAAGGAAAATTAAAAGACAGACCTCTAATCTTAGCAAATGTACTTTCATGAGATTTATCAAATACTATAGTAGCATCCGGCACTTGGGTAGGTTTATATAAATCTATTTCTTCGATTTTACTTCCTATTTCCATTGTGTTTGAAATTAACCACGCAAAATCATCTTCTGATAGATAACTAAAATAACTTCTTATTTCTTCTACATTCATCATATAAGTACTTGAGTAAAACTCTTCAGTTTCTCTTTCTGCATTTTGAGAAAGTAAAAAATACTTATGCGTTTCCTTAGTTTCTAAACTATGGTAATGGGCATCTGTTGCTATAATTGCCTTAATATTAAATGATTTTGCCAGTTGTAAAGCAAACTTATTGTATTCTACTTGTTCTGTACCATGATTAGGTTGTAATTCAATATAAAAATCTTCTCCGAACAACTCCTGCATAAACTTAAGTAAGCCTATTATTTTGTCTTGGTATAGTTTTGCCATCTGTGTGTTTCTTAATTTTCGATACATCAAAAATTCAGTTATATAAGTAGCAAATTCAGACCCTAAACAAGCACTTGTTACTATTAAATGTCCTTTTTGTTCACCTACAATCTCTTTTAGATCATCTTTATATACTGGTGTTCTTTCTAGTCCTCTATAATAGAAAGAATTTACCCAACCTTTAGTAGATATTTTTGCTAACTGTCTATATCCTGTAAAATCTTTCGGCAACATTACTAAGTGGTAGAATTTTATTTTTTGATTTTCACTCCTCAACTGTTCCACTTCATCTTTATTTACTAAGTATATCTCGCACCCCAAACCTAATTTAAACTTATCTAATTTATCTTTTTGTTGTAAAAGCAGTACATTAAAAGGTTCTTTTTTCAACTTTTCATCTACTTCTTTTCTAAGTTTATCTAAGTGCTTGATTGCTTTAATGTGATTAGATAGTATTGCATGGTCAGTTATTCCTACTCCACTATGCCCTAACTCTAATGCTATATCAATCATCTGTTCCGTTTTTATGATGCTATCTCTGTTGTTATGGTTAGATGCATCTGTATGACCATGCCAGTTTATAAAATCCATACGTTACCTCCTAAACTATATTCATAGTTACATAACGTATTTCTACACAAAAAAGTAAAAGGTTACATCCACATTCGAATGTAACCTTTAAAAATAATTTTATTACTCTAATACTCTCCACCTTGAAATAAAATTATTGAAATCTACACATTTTATCTTAATACCACACTCACATTTCAGTTCAACACCTATAATGTTTTCTTTTTCATGTATGTAGTATTGTATATGTTTCTTGCATGAGTGACATTGCACATTTCTTTCTATTATCATATTTCCTCGCTCCTCTGTATTATTACTCTTGTATTTCTATTTCTACTTCATCTACTGCAACAAATTCATATGCCATGTTTTTAGTGCACATAGTAACAAATGTTATGTTTCCATCATCATCTGTAGTTTTTATGAATCCTTCAATGTCTAAAGTTTCAGTAGTAAATACAAATCCATCTTCAAAATACATTTTTAATTTTGCTCCGATTACTATATCTCCAACCAATCTAAAGCATTTTCCTATCCTTTTACTAAGTTCTTTGGGATATACTGTTTTGTAATCCGGATAAACTGATTTTAATTGAAATGTAATATGTCTTTTCATTAAATGACCTTCCTTTCTAAGTAGTCTTGTTCATACATCCACACATAACCAACACAAGTGTTATGCTTTACTTTTTTTGCTAAATGAGCACAAAGACTTGTTCTACTAACAAACATACCCTCTGCTCCATCTGTAACACTATTATATCTAGCAACAACATTTCCTGTTGTATCAATTACTACAACAGGCTTTCTTTTTTCATTATGTCTTTTTTTGACTAGAGCCATTCTTCTCTGTAGTTCCTCTAATGAGTAATCTTCTTTATATATCCAATAATAACCTCTATATGTGTTTCTTTCCCCTCTAGCACACCTTGCAACACTATTTCTTGCAAAGCATCCTTTTTCATCACCTAGTGAATCACACAGATATACAGATGGGACTGTTCTTACATAAGTGCCATCTAATCTGAATTGCATCACAGGTTTTTTCTCCATTTCCCCTCTGTATGAACTATTTTGTTTATAATATTCTAATTCCTCTACTGTTTTAAAATTAGTACCATTTCTGTAATTAAACATTACCACATCTTTACATCTTTTTGAACAGTATTTTGCATTTTTACTATTATATACAACAAATTCTTTCCCACATATAACACATTTTGTTTCTACTCTTGTATCTTTAATCATTTGTTTTAACCTCCGAAGTTCTTATGAATATAATATACTACACCAAGTCGACACTAGTCAACACTTTTCTTAATGGATTTGAATTATTTTTTTCTCATTTATAGTTTTTTGTACATCTATAACTCTCTGATTTCTTGAACCTCGTAATTTTAATGTTATGTCTTTTTGCTCTATATCAAACTTACCATCTATTAATATGTCAAACTTAAATTTTGATAGATCATAAAAAGTCATCAATTCTTCATATGTGTATCCAGTCCAACAATAAATCTTAGTTTTAGGTCTGTGTTTCTTAATGAAGTTGCATAATTTAATTACTCCTTCATAGTTTTGAGGGCATAAAGGTTCTCCCCCTAATATGGCTAAGTTCCTGTATACCCCATGACTATCTAATAAAAGAAGAATTTCATTCAAAGTTTCCTCTGTTAATTCCTTCCCTTTGAAGAAATCCCATGTTTCTTTGTTAAAACATCCTTTACAATGGTGAGGACACCCCTGTGCCCATATAGACACAGTTATCCCTTCTCCATTCACAACATCATTTGCTTTTATTTTGCAATATCTCATTTTATAACCCCTCACAGTTTATTTGTATAAATTATTTATTATGTCTATCATAAGCAATAAGTCAACAACAACTACTGTCATTTGTACTTTTGTCATTTTTTTACCTCTACAACTTTTTATTAATAAAGGAACTATGATTGAACTATAGATTATAATACCTACAGAAATTACCATTATCTCACCCTCGGATATGGATTTTTGCAACTCATTGCACCTTCCGGACATTTGCCAAATTGACAAGTTGCTCCTAGACATTTACCTAATAATGGACTTACTTTGTCTATCTCTTCTTTCATTGCCCATGCTAACTCACTTATTTCATCTTGTGCCCTTCTACAACATCTATGATGACAGAAGTTTATTAATGTCCTAAGATTCATTGTACATATAATTTTAGTTTCACAGGCATTTGGTAACACTGCTCTAGCATTTTCTATAGCAATCTTATTAAACTCGTTGTATTTCTTTTTATACTCCGTTTTCATAAATTCCATTAGTTCTACTATACTTGTATCTATACTAAACATTCCTGTTTCTTTTACTAAATAATTATAGACAAGTTCTTGTAGCAACAATTTTGCTATTAATCTGTATTCTTCATGTGTTCTCTCCATAGACTCTTCAAACACTTTTTTTATAAAAGCGTATTCTTCTATTTGCTTTGGTATTACATACTTGAAATTCTCTTCTAAATTTACATATCTTTGTGATTGTTGTGAGTAACTAGCAATCCTATGTCTTACGAATTGGTGCGTTAAACTTCTTGATACACCCTCTATTGCGAAATTGAATACTGCGTGTTCTAATGGAGATTCATGCCCCATAGATACAAGTCTATTTATAAACTTTTCAACAGATTCATCATCTTGTTTTTCTATTAATTCATCTATTGTAGATGGACTATAACAAAGTTTTCCTGCACTTGCTATTACTAACTCCGGATTCATTATGTGTGATAATAATTTTACATTTAATTTTGTCTGCATATGTTTCTCCTTCATGTCTATTTTATTGTTATTGAATAGTTGTCATCAACCAGTACTGCACCTTCTACAGTTTTACCTGCTTTAAGTATTTCTTTTATATCTTTCTTACTTATCTTAGTCACTTGTTCTATTGTTTTGAACTCTTGAGGTATTTTATCTTCATCTAAGATCTGAACACTTGCAGGTGATTTCTTTAGAGATATTCTTCCTACATTAGTATCTATCTTCTTTATGTCTGCATCTTGCAAACAAGATACTACATAGTTTTTTAATCTTTCTAGTTTCTTCTCTTCTGATTTTCTATATTCTGCTAATCTTTTTTCCTCTTCTTTTACAGACTTGATTCTTGATTCCATGTTTCTTGTTAATTTTATTATGTTTTCTGATTTGCCTTTTATCATTTCCATAATATTATCTGCAATTTCTTGTTTTTGTTCCTCTGATATTTCTTCTATTGCTAATAATTCACTTAAATCATTAGTCATTTCGTATAGACTTATATTCATTTACATTTTCCTCTCTGCTATTTCTATTGTTTGTTCTATTAGTTCCAGTACTGTCATTTGTCCTACACCCCCCGGAACAGGTGTTATATTACACTTACGTTTAACTAGTTTGTTGTAATCTGTTTTTCTTACATCTCCACACATTTTATTATTTTCATCGAAGTTTATTGCTACATCAACTATTGTAGTTCCCTTTTTAAAGTTCTTATATGTCAAGAAATTAGGTATTCCTACTCCTGTAACTACAATGTCTGCTTTCTTAATTTTCTTGTGCAGGTCTTTAGTCTTACTGTGTGCTATTGTAACTGTAGCATTTTCTTTTAAGAATAAATGTGCTAAAGGTTTCCCTACTATATTACTTCTGTTTATTATAAGAACATCCTTACCTTCCATCTCTATGTTGTTATAACGTAGTAGAGATATAATTCCTCTCGGTGTACAAGCAACGTTACCTTCTTCTCCTAGAACTAATTTCCCCATGTTTATTTCATTGAACCCATCTACATCTTTATCATAATGTATTAATGAAGTTAAATGATTTTCATCTAAATGTTTTGGTAATGGTAATTGTAATAATACCCCTGTAACACTTCTATCTCTGTTTAGATCGAATATTGTTCTTATTAATTCTGCTTGTGTTACATTCTCTTCAAAGTGTAATATTTCAGAGTGCATCCCCACTTCTTTACAACGTTTCACTTTATTTTGAACATATTTTCCACTAGCATAATCATCACCGACTCTTATTATCGCTAACTTTGGTGTTTGCTTAAGTTTTGATACTCTCTTTCTTAATATTTCAAGTCTTTCATTAACATAATCTTGTGCGTTTAATAGCATATTCCATCTTCCTTTCTTCTTCTACTACATCTATTAGAAATCTCATTTTGTCCCATTCTTCTTTACTCATTTTAAAAGTATATACTTTCTTATTGCTTTTCAGTACAACTATCATACTGTAAACTAAACTAGAACTCTCCATTGATTCCTTAAACTCTATTATCAAGTTGTCTTTTCTAGTTTGATATAATATTTCTGCTACAAAATCTCTATCCAATTTATCATACTCCTTTCAAATAACAAGGGGACGAATCCCCTCGTTTCTACAGGTGTAAAACTCTTTCTTTTATCTCTTGAGTTCTTCCCTTGCACCACATATTTGAACCTATATAACCACAAGTTCTTCTCATTACAGTCATTTCTTGTCTGTCTTTATTCCCACAATTAGGACAATACCATTCAAGATTTTCATCTATCTTCATTTCTCCTCTGTATTCACATATATGACAAACATCACTCTTAGTGTTTATCTCTGCATATTGAACATTATGATATATATAATTAATTACCTGCTCTATCGCTTGTATATTGTTGTTCATATTCGGAACTTCAATATAGCTTATACATCCACCATTGCTTATCGCATGGAATTGACTTTCAAAGTTTAGTTTTTCAAATGCATCTATCTCTTCTGCAACATGAACATGATAAGAGTTTGTATAATACATTCTATCTGTTATGTTTTCTATTTCTCCAAATTTACGTTTATCTATTCTACAGAACCTAGAAGTTAAACTTTCTGCAGGTGTTCCATATAATCCAAAACCTAAACCAGTTTCTTTCTTCCATGTGTCACAAGCATCTTTTAGGCGATGCATAACTTTAAGTGCGAACTCTTCACCTTCTTTGGTTGTATGAGAAACACCAAGCATTGCTTGAGTCATTTCATATATTCCAACATAACCCAATGATAATGTTGAGTACCCACCTTTTAATAAAGAATCTATCGGCTCACCTTTTTTAAGTCTTGATATTCCACCATATTGCCAATGAATAGGTGATATGTCAGAAGGTGTCCCTAATAATAAAAGATGCCTTACCATTAATGCTTGTCTACATAGATCTAAACGTTGGTCTAATAACTTCCAAAAGATTTCTTCATCTTTGTTAGCTAATAAAGCAACTTGTACTAAATTAAGACTTACCACACCTTGATTGAATCTTCCGTACCATTTATAATTTCCGTTTTTATCTTTCCAGTTGCTTAAGTGACTTCTGCACCCCATTGGTGGGAAAGTTTCACCATCGTAATTCATTCTCATTATTTTAGCACTTTGATAATCCGGCACTAATCTTTTTGCATTACATTTAGCAGACAGTTTAGTTATGTAGTCATATTTACCACCTTCTAAGCAGTTGTGTTCATCTAACAAGTACACAAGTTTAGGAAAAGCCTCGCCTATTTCTTGTCCTTTTTCATTCTTCATACCCTCTAATCTTTGTGCAATCATTTCTTCACATATCATAGCCATTTCAGATTCGTATCTATGTCCTTCTTCTATCTCAAGATAGATAGTCACAAAAGGTGCTTGTCCGTTACTTGTGTTTAGCGTTGATAGTTGGTATCTTATTGTTTGAATACCTGCTTTTAACTCTTCCATAACTCTCTCTTCTGCTAATAGTTCTGCTTGAGCATCATCAAAATTAAATTTATACTTATGTAAATACTTCTTATAAGACACATTTAAGTATTTTGCTAGATGTTTTATAGTTATAGAACATCCACCATATTGCCCACTTGCTATTTGAGCTATTATTTGAGTAGTTATAGTACAAGCAGTTAAGAATGACTTAGGTGTTTCTACCATTTTCTCATTTATAACTGTTCCATTATCTAGCATATCTTCCAAGTCTATTAACATACAGTTGTGTATCGGTTGCATCGCATAATCCATATCATGATAGTGAATTGCACCCTCATCATGAGCCTGTACAATATGTGCAGGTATTAATTTTCTTCTAGCTATATCTTTTGATACTTCTCCTGCAATTAAATCTCTTTGAGTTGATGCCACAAGAGCATTTTTATTAGAATTTTCTTCCATGACCTCTGTGTTTGTTCTGTTGACAAGACCTAGTACAGAATCATCTGTTGTGTTTGTTATTCTTTTATATGCTTGAACCGATCTATAGCTTTCATAAGTTCTAGCAGTATGTATTAAATTATGTTTAATTAATACTTTAAAGACTGTTCGCTCTATATCATATACATCTATTAAACCTTTTTTAGATACTGTTTCTTGAACTTCTAATGAGTGTTCAATATCATGTACTATCTTATCAAGTGCTTTAGTACTCTCACCTGTTTGGTGTAATGCTTTCTTTATAGCATTTTCTATCTTTTCTTTATGAAATGGAACTACTTCACCATTTCTATTAAATATACGTTCTATTTTCATAGTTGCTCCTTTTCTTGTGTAAACAAATTCTTAAACATTTGTAAATCTTCTCCTAGTGACTCTTCACATACTCTTGTGAATTTTTCTGTTATAAGAACCATACAAGCACATTGTTCTAAATCATTAAGATAATTATTCTGAATACGAATCTTTTCTAAGACTTCTGCGTATACATCTTCTACAAATGATATTATTTTCTTTTCTGATATTTGTTTAATGTGTTTCTCTTCTAACATATATTTTTCACTCCTTGTTTCATATATACATAACGAGAAAAAAAACTAAAACGTAAACAAAAAAGAAGAATTATTAAATAAATAATAATTCTTCAATAAATTATAATTTGAAAGGATTGTATCCAAATGGTTTTGTATCATCCTCAACTGGACTATAGCCAAATGGTGAGTTTACATCATCAAAATCCATATGTGATGTTACTTCAAACTCTTCTATTTTTACTTGTGGGTAATTTCTGTTGTTCCATCTGTTAATGTTGAAAGTACCTATTATGTCTATAGTTTTAAAACCTTCTCTAGTTAATGTGTTTACTTCCTCTTCTGTACACTTAAATTTAATAAATGATATTCCATTATCCTGTATTTTTATAGTTCTACCATCTGCTCCCATTGTCTTTATGTCAGTACTATTGATATCCTGTAATCTTATAAAGAATTTCGCTTGTTCAAACCCTTTGCTCCAATGTTGCTTAAGACCATCTACAACTGCTATTTCATAAGCACTTACTCGTTCTCCTCTATCTCCTCTGTAAGCCTTATCTACTATATGATTAGTTGCAGATATTGGTAATTGTCTAAACATATATTCATCTAAAAATTCTTGAAGTTTATCTGCACTTATATTAACTCCAAATGCAGACTGATGCCCTTCACATTTCTGAAACTTATTACTTCCCACTAGGTAATCTTTGAAGTTTGGAAATGTTCTTATACTTCTTGCAGACCCACCATATACTAACATTCCATCCTTTATCTTTTCTCTTAAGACTAATGTAGGTTTATTGTATTTCTCTGCTACCTTACCTGCTATTAAGCCGGATAGTGATTGAGCAGTACCATCTGTATGTATAAGTATGGTAAATGGATAATTCTCATTTATTACGATTGTATCTTCACTATTTAATATCTTATCTATTTGTCTAGTCTGTCTACTTTTCATTCTTTCAGATAGTTTAACCACATATTCTGCTAAAGGCATTTCAACTATACCTTTACCTCGTATATTTATAGTTTCTTTTCTATTGTGATATAACATACACTCAAACAAATCTTTCTTATCTTTCATTTCTCCCATTCTAATAATAGCATTAACCACAGGTGCTATCCCATAAGCTATAAATTCATATGGATTATCTACTTCCTTAACTACTTGTTTCAAAAATGGATTATTTATGTTTCTTAAGCCATTTAACACATAATATCTAGTTTCTAGTTCTGTCATATCCATTCCGTCTGCAACAAGTGCTAAAGCAACTAAATCTTGATAGTATTCTGATTGATTAATTAATAATCTCATATCTATATACTCTAAAAACTTTAACACCATACCTGCCCCACATAATGTGTAGTTTCCGTTTGAAAGTTGATTATTTATTACTATAGCATCACTTGAATACTCCTCACACTCATGGTGGTCTATTATAAGTAGGTCTATTCCATCTTCTTTAAGTTCTTTGTGTTGTTTATAATCTCCACTCCCTGCATCTGCAACTATAACTAGATCCGGTTGTACTCTTTGTATTTCTGACATTATTTGTTTTGTTAGTCCATGTTTCTTCTTCTCGTGGAAAACATATGCTACATTTGTATATTTTAAACTAAATCTTAAGTAGTTTATAAACGTTGCAGAACTACAGAAACCATCTGTATCAGCATCCACTACGAACAATATCAGACTTTTGTTTTCTATGTGATGTTTCAGTAAATCAAAACCTTCTTCCATATTTCTATATATTAATGGTGTTGTTACACAATTCTTTTGTGGCTTAAGAAAATCATCAACATCTTTTAAATCTATTCTTCTATTTTCAAATATTCTATAAAATATATCATTACTAGTACTATTTTTAACTGTATATTTCACTTACTTTTCCTCCTCTACAATCTCTATATCCCCACTTAACAATAAATATAATGATTCTAAATCGTATTCATTATCTTCATAGTTATAAACGCCTTTATCATCTATCTTTAAATCCCCATACCCATTTGTTGAAAATCTTCTTCTGTATGGTACTCCTAACATCTTTGCCAATTCTTTAAATTTATGCATCTAACTCTCCTCTTAGTTTAAATATCTTCTGTTTTTGTATAACTCTAAAAATATTCCCTTACCTTTATCTGTAGGACTATCCTTCTTATCAAGCAAACCTTTCACATCCCAAATTAAACTCACTCTACAAAAATTTAGTTTCTTAAGAATAGTCTTTTGTATTTTTATCAAATATATTTCTTCCTCTTTTGTACCTGCTAATTCAAACTCTTTATCAAGTGCAATAACAACTTCTTCCACACCTAATCTTTTAAGTTCTTCGACTTGAAAATTGCTAAGATTAGAACTTGATAATGCTAAACTTATGTTAGCATTAGGAAACATTGTTTCATACTGCATCACAGACTTCTCTGCTTCAAATAGTACAACTGTCTTACACCTTTTTATATTCTCTTCATTGTGATATAAACCATAAAAATATTGACTTGCAGGAGCAGAAAGTACCTTGCCTTTGTGAGTTATTGGAATATATTTCATGCCACTCTCTATCAATTTCATATCAAGATTTCTACATCTAATTGCAATTAAAGTACCATCCGAGTATCTAACAGGTATTATTACTCTTTGATTTAAAATATCGTACTTGATCTCAAATTTTCTTAATGCATCAAAAGATATATTATCCTTATAAAAACTCTCATGGTAATAGTCATAAAACTTGTTTAGTATACTTTCATCTATAATATTAAAAGGTTGCCAAACATCTCTTGGGGTCTTTATGTTCCCACCTCCAAGCAAAGAGTCTAATATATTTAAATCTTTGTTCGTATCTTCTTGTCCGAACCCAAATCTAAATGATGTGTCTTGTATATTTGCATTTTGCATAATATATTTAACAGCTTGAGATATAGTACAATGTAGTACATTACTAACTACCTGCACTATATCCATAGACCCACAATGGGTATAACAATGGAAACTTAAAGAATCTTTGTATAAATATAATTTATGGCTATCTCCATTATGACAAACAGTTTTGCATTGTATAACATTTAAATTGGTACTTTGTTTTGGCTCTGCTCCTAAATTCTCTAAAATTATAATTATATCTTCTAATGATAATTTGCCTTTTAAATCTTTAATATCCATGCTCTACTCCTACAGAATCTTTGGTTCTACATATATCTGCTCAAAATCTTGAGTTGTAACAAAGCAGTCTTCTACTGTCATATTACCTAAATCCATATTAACCCAAGCAATTACACCTGTGTGACTTCCTCCACGATTTTTAAAAATATGATGTCCATGTGAAGGTTCAGAGCAATTAAAACTATTGTTACTACTCATTAACTTGTTTAACTTCTCTCTGTCCTTTGTAGACACTCTCATAGTTATTACTGCATAATCACACTTATCTGCAGTTGATTGTCCTCCACGAAGGTGTGTAGCATCTAAATATTCATCTGTTTTATGACTTCTATTTAACTGCGTTGCACTCATTATAAATATGTCAAATTTATTTGCCATATTTTTAAGGCTAGATACAAGTAAATTTAACATCTGATCTTCTCTTAACTCGTGCCCAAATAGCCTTTTTAACTCTTGACTAAAGTTTGGAGTTATCTGAATATAATCAAAAAATACAAACCCTGTTTCATATCTATTTATATTCTTCTCTATCATTATCTCTAAATCTGTTATAGAAAAGTTTGATGTAAACTCTATATTTATAGCAGACTCTTTTAAAACTTGTCCTGCTATAGCAAGTCTTTGTTCTACCTCTGTTGTGTACTTGCCATCTTTTATGATTTCTTCATTTACACCACTTATAGTTGCTAATAATATCGACTGTATTTCCTCTTTATCTAACTCTGTAGAAATGAATACTGAACTGGCAGGTCTTGGGTTCTCTATCCATTGGTGAGTACTATTATCATACATTTTCTTAGCAGATATATTAGCCATATCACCTATCATCTGCCTAGACTTACCACTACCTGTCGAACCACTTCGTATCATAACTTTTTTACCTTGCATACCTCTGAAAATCCTGTTAAATAGTTTTGATTGGAAAGAGTGTCCCCATGTAGGTTCTTCTTTGAATTTCTTTAATAAATCATCAATACCATCACCTGCTTGGAAAGAATACATATCTCCAGTTTCAACTTGCATTTCTTCATGTATTGTATCTAATTTTGATTTCACATAATCTCGAATATCTACTACAGTTAAAGCATCAAACTTTTTACGTTCTGCAGATATTTCTACAGGGTCTATAAGTTCTGTGTTATAAATGTCTTTAGTAGATATACCTAATTGCTCATATCCTCTTAGTAATGTCAATTTCTTTATTGTTTCTAGTGATTGTTTGTAAGATACATTTTTTGCTATCTCTTTTATCTTATTTACAAATTCATCCCCATTGTTCTGTATGTAGCACCCATATTGATCTGGATAGTTAGATAAAAACATATTTATAGTTACTGCATCTACTTCTTTTATCTCATTGTTTAAATATACACTTTCTATTGCAGTATATATTATCTTGTGAAATCTATTCTCCAAGTCTTTCACTACATACAATCTGTTACTCTTTTCATCTAATATACTTGTATCATTACATATTGAACCCAAGTAATTTAAAACATCTACTGTACTGTATAAACTTTCCATGTTACCTCCTTATAGCATATCAATGCTTATCTTTTGAACTGCTTTTGGTTTATGAGCTGGTCTTGTTATTCGTTCCTCTACAGGAGCAGGAATTGAACCATAACTCTTTTGTGTTCCTATTCTATACAGGTCATTGTAATGTTTGCTTGTGCGAACATAATAATAAGGCACTAGACCCATTATTGAATCTGAAAACTCTATAGATTCTCTTGTTAACATATAATCTAAAATCAGTCTTATTTGTTCATATGTAAAATTGCTTTCACATAAACTCTTAATCTGTGAGTTTATCATTTTCATTAACCTGTTTATCTCATTTCTATTTGCTTTAGACTTATCTATCTTTGGGTCATTATAATAACCTTTATAAATAAACAAACGATGTATATAATCAACGAGCATATTTCTTTGGTACTGCTCTAATTCACAAGGGCGACAATAACCTGCAACACCTTTTGCGTATACTCCATTTGCCTGTCTTACAGTTGTCAGTTGAGATTTATCAAAATCTTTTTTACACTTTTTACACTTCAAAATCATCACCTCAATACTACATAACGTATTTTAGACAAAAAAAGTAAAGGGTCGAAGTATTTATACATACCTCGACCCTTTGAGTATTAATTTTCAATCACATTTACTTTACTAAATTCTCTAATTCTACAATTATACTTTTTACAGTTTCCTTCATTTGTGGAGTAATATCTGCTAAAGTTCTAGGTTTTCCATCATCATCTCTACCTAGATTGTTTAATATTATTATATTTGCTTGTTGCATTACATTTTGCTCTGCACATTTTTTAGCAAGTGTGTTATTCATATAGTCCATTAATTCTTCAAAAGTAGGTTCAACCTCTTTTGTAACCTCTTTCCTATCGACTATATTTTCACCATTTGCTCTTTTCTTTTCAATTCCTTTCGCAAACTCTTCTCTTAAGACTTCTGCATCAAAATCTATACAAGGTGCAAGTTCTGAAACTCTACATCTTGCATCCCAGTATTGAGATTTTTGACTTGCTATTTTTCTATTACCTTCCACATCTGTATAGCAGAATAGTTGTATATCTATCTCCGGCAGTAGTAAGTCTTTAACTCTATCAGATACTTTAGGCTTAAATTTATTGAATTTCTTATCTCCTATTTCAACTTTTTGAGTTGCAGGATGTGCTATGTATACCATTGTATAACCCATTTTTTGTAAGTCTTTAATTATCGCTAAGAACTTTTTGTCCACTATCTTATATGCTTTATTATACTTAAGAGCATCACCTAACAGCTCAACACCATAAGAGTCACAGATTGACTTTTCTATAAAATGATCTAGTAAGAATAATGTGTCTATTATAATAATATCAAATTTCTCTCTTACTTGTGGATTCTTTAATTGTGTTAAATATCCAAGTAACGTAGAGTAAGAGTTTATATTTACTGCATATACTCCACTAATACCTGTATAACTATCCTCAAACGCAAGTGCTATAGTTCTTTCTCTTCCATATACATTAAGAGCAAATTCTGATTTTCCTATACCACTCTCTCCGTATATCAACATATCATAATTCTTTATATCTTTACTTACTTTTGTTTTCTCTAAGTTTAATAAATCTTTCACTATAATTATCCTCCTAATATGTACTTATTCTATAATCATATGCATCCCTCATTGCTTTTAGTAATGCTATATTCATACCTTTTAGCTCATTGAAACTATCCTCTTCACAGCAATTTGCTTCCCCTATAAATATTTCCTTTCTAGCATCTTTAGGTTTCCAAGTTAGCTCACAAAGTACTTGTTTATTAGTTTTATAATATTTCACACTATACTTTTCATCTTTCTCAAACTTGTTTGTTTTTGGTGTAGATATTGCACGATTTCCTACCATTAAAAAATCTACTGCTAACTCACCCTCATAAAAAGGTTCTTGTTCTAATTTTTGTATTTCCTCTTCTATTTTTCTCTTTCTCTTCTCTAAACTTCTTAACTCATTATTAAGATTTCTTATTCTAAACTTCTTGTTACTCATTATTTCCTCCTAGTTAAGTTGTTTAAATCTTCTGATAAAATTAGATAAAGTTGTATCATAATGATTGTCATCTATTCCATTAGAGTAAACAACTCTTAATTCTTTTGTATCTGTATCTATTGCTACATTGTGAGTGTAGTATGTGTTACCATTGACTACACTCTCAAATTTTTTACCTATTATTGTTCTTTTTGTTAAATTGTATTCCTTCATTAATCCTTCATGTATATTTCTCATATTTATCCCCTACTCTTATCTAATCTTCAAGTCCTCTTTTATTTCTTTGCAAATATATGCACAAGACATTCCCACTACTATAGTGCCACTTATTATAAGTACACTCAAACACAAATTCATTATTGCAAATAACATAATTATACTCTCCTATCTAAAATCTATTATTGATTGACCATTTGTTGAAACAGGTAATTGACCATCCCATTTCTCTATTTTCATTTGTTCTAATATTTTAGAGTCTAAACCTTTAGCCTTTTCTTCATTTGCTTTTCTTTCACCTTGTGCTTCGATTAGTTTTCTCTCTGCATCAAGTTGTGCTTTTTCTTTTGCTATTTCAGATTTTTCAAGTTCTAATTTTTGTTGTTCTACCTCTTGAGATATTTGTTGTCTTTTCTCGATCGCTCTCTGCACTTCACTAGTTGCTCTAGTTTCTGCTAGTGATACATTCTCAAATATAACACCATATTTCTCTGCTTTTTGATTTAAATATTGAGTTAATTTGTCATTTACTTCATTCTTTTTAGTAAGATGAACTTCCATTGTTGTATAGTCTTTAGATACTTCTGATACCCAAGTTCTTAACTGTCCTCTAAGAACATTATTCATTATGTATCCACCATCTTTACCTCTGTATCTGCGTTGTACATTAGGTATATCTTTGCTGTCGAATCTATAACTAAACGCTAAGTCTGCGTTTAATGAACCATCTTGACAACTTACTGTTATTGATTCATTTTGTTCAGAACCTTCCCTTTCATCTGCACTCATATATACAGTTTCAACCGATATTGGGAACTGATTAACTTTTTGCCAAGGGGAAATAAAGTGTAATCCCTCTGATAGTGTATAGTCTTGTATACCTTTTTCGAATCTATCGTAAACTGCACCAACATGACCTTGTTTTATTACTGTTGTACAATTCGATAATACGATTCCTCCTACTATTAATCCTGCTACTGCTACTGGTATTAATTTTTTGTTCATTTCTATTCTCCTTTTTGTTAATCTTCATCATTACATTCGTGACAACATTGAGCACCTTGTTCTCCACAATACTCACAATATATTGCTCCACACCAATCACACTCGTCTAGCCATTCCATTTCAAAGCCACAGTAGTCACATTGTATAAAATCTTCCATCCTATTTAATCCTCGTTACTTGTATTTATATAGTCATTATAATATAATAAATAGTCCATGATTGACCCCCATATTTTTTAAATAAAATAGTTATTTTATCTTAGTATTTACCTTTTCCAAGTCTTTTTTCCTCTGTATTTTACATACTCTTTTTTTCTTTCTGACCAATAATATACTTCGTCTTTTTGGTAAGTGTCATGATACCAGTCATACCCACACTCACATTTATACCAAACTGTATGTTCGTCATGTGCGACATATGCATCATGATGCTCAACTTCTTTCCCACATTTTAAACACTTCATATATTCTCTCCTGTAAAAATTAGGGGTATATAACTTTAATTGTGGAAAATAAAAGAGAGTGAATTAAAATTTATCACTCTCTAATACCTCTAGTAGTTGTGGAATATTTACTCCAAAACCTTCTGTTAATTTTGTACTTCCTACGAAATCATTCCAACTAAATGCCGTAGTAAATGTATATGTTTTGTTACTTGTATTTGCTCTTGTATATTTAGGTTTTCTAGTAGCATCATCTATCCTTCTGGTTATTATTAATTAACCTCCTATATGTGGTCTAATGCATTCCCATTCATAATCATCAAATGTTATTTCTTCATTTTTTATAACTTCACCTTTTATAATTTCAACATCTTGATTAAACTCCATACCTAATTCAAACCCTAATATTTTAAAATCTATATTAAATTCTTTTGATAAATTAACTAATCCTACTACATCTATTCCCCATGCTGATTTATACTCTAATACAATGACTCTTTCTTCATCATCTTCCCAATCATTTATATAAGTATGTATTTCTTCTTTTTCAATAAAGCTTCTTCTTGTATCTTTGATATAAAAAAAATCAGTATTTGATCTTATTGAAAATTTCCATGTATCATCACGAATTATCTCTGGTCTTATTTTACTACCCGTAGAAATTAATCCTTCTATTAAGAATTTTTTAATATTCTCTTTTGTACCTCTTACTTTTAAATCTCCACATATCCAATTTGGCATATTATCTACCTCCTTTTATAAATATACCTCATTATACCATAGTTAAAGTTATATAGTCCACAGTTAAAGTTATTTAAAGTAATAAATTTTATATTCACTTGTCAAAGTACGTTTTCTTATTAATCCACAGTTATAGTTTCATACCCAAAATTAGAAGGATTAATAATTATTAACCCTTCTCTATTTATTTATATTCCTGCAAATGGATTTCCTGCATCTACATTACCCATCATAGCACCACCGAAAGGATTACCTGCATCCACTCCTGCTCCTACTGATGAAGGTGTAGTATTTGCATTACTCTTTTTCTCTTTTAACTCTTGCAAATCATTCTCTCTTACAACTAACATTTGAGTTACTTTTTCTCTTGTCATATCTGTTCCGTAATCAACTGCATTACCACCACAAACTAAGTTTTTCTTTTTAACATTTTTTATTGTAGTAACTGGTGCAGATCCAAATGCTACGTTTTGTTTTTCTTCTTTTATTTCTACTGCATTTATTGGTATGTAGTGTAATACTGTTACACATCCTTCTTGATATATACCTAAGAAAGATGATGCTAACTCTTTAGATACATCTACTTTATGTTTTATTGCTTTACCTGTGAAACCTGCTCCTATCATTTCCACTTTTATTTCACCAGTTTCTGTGTTTTGTACCATTTTATTTATCATACCACCAAATGATATTTGAGCCTTATGAGGAGTTTCTTTTTGAACTCTATCCATCACCATATATGCTCCTTTATCAAAGTTTGTAGATGCTAATAATCTTGTATTCTCTACTATTTCACCATCTTTTACATAGTTGTTTTCTTCTATTTTTACGAATACAGAAACTGTATCTGCATTTTCTGCCCCATCATTGTCTATTGTTTTATACTCTTCTGATACTGTTTGTAATCTTTTATATGCTTTATTTTCTTTACCACTTTTTGAAAACACTTCCATTTCCATTAAATCTATTCTTAAAACATTTACACCATGCTCATTAGTTACTTCAACTTCTATGTTCCCATTAGCATATTTTCCTGTTTTACCTTCTCCAAAGTTTATATTTTTGCTTTTTAGCAGACCTACTACCTCTCCATAGTTTTCTGTCTGTTTTATAGTATTATTGTTATCCATTTTTACCTCCAAAATTTTTCTTTTTATTGCTTTCACTATTACATAACGCATTTAAAATCGTGAAGGTAAAATTTTTGCAAAAAAAAATAAAGGGGTTTGAGAAAAACCCCAAACCCCTTTATTCACTTTATTTTTTATTGTTTATTTTATAGGCACATTAACTTCTACTGCTTTTATATAGAATACACTCTTTGAAACTCTACCATCTTTATGGTACTCTGTAAGATTGGCACAAAATTCTGTGATTTCATCTTTCACTATTTCTATTTTTTTATATTGTTCATTTCTTTTTATAAAGTTTTCTTTTTCTTCTTTTATAGTTGCTACAACATCAACTATATCTTGAGTCATTTTCCAAGTACCTTCTGAACCTACTATATATTCTTTTTTAAATTCATTTAGTGATACATACACATCCTCTTCTCTTGCAGTTAATTCAAATATTTTGTACATTTTCATTTTGTTCTTCTCCTTTGTTTTTATTTATTTTAAGTATATACTAAGTACGCACACTTGTCAACACTTTTATTTATTTTTTCAAAAAAAAAGATGGCTATAAAAATAGCCACCTTCTCAAACACAATAACGAAATCCGTAGATTAAGTTCGCACTCTTAATCCAATCAACCACGCACAAGGTTGCAGATTCCCACCGAGCAATTCTGCTTGGCATATCTATTATATTATAATTCTACTATTTTTTCAACACTTTTATTAAAAATAACTTGGTTCTGTTTTATCTGCTCTAAGGTGTTTCCAAACAGGGAATCTTAATGATAAACCACCTTCTTTATTTTTTGTTTCTTCAAAATATTGTACCTCTGCAATTTTTTCTATGTAATCTTGTTTGTTATCCCATATATACTCTCTTTCTGCATCAGAGAAACCACTACCAACTTTTACTATGTTGTTTTTATATTCCACCAATACTGCTCCTAATTTACCACTATGTTTACCTTGTCCCTCTTCAAATCCTACAATTCTTAAGTCTGCAGTTTGCATAACTTTTACTTTTAATAGAGTCTTACTTCTTTTAAATTCGTAATTTGAATCCATTAAGTTAACCATTAAGCCTTCTGCTCCTTTTTCTTTGTAAGTTTCAAGTAGTGATAATAAAGTGTCTATATTAGATCCTCTATATAAAGGTTTTATAAATGTTATTTTGCTATCCACTTCTGTTTGAGTTTGGATAGTTAACAACTTCATTAATCTATCATAGTATTTTGTTTTACAATCTAGGTTTTCAAACTCTTCAATTTCTAAAACATCAAATACTGTAAAGTGTATACCTGTTTTTATTTCATTTTTATTTTTTACTCTTTTTGTTGTTTCTTTATAAACATCTTCGTAAGAACAATCATCTGCTAATAGTTCACCATCTAGTACAAACTCTTCCCCACATTCTCTTACTAGTTCTTTTAAGTCTTTTTCTATTTCAACGCACCCTTGTATCAATTTACCTTGTCTTGTGTATAGTTCTATATTGTCTTTTTTACATATTGCTAAACATCTTATACCATCTAGTTTTTCTGTTACCACAAACTCGCCCACAGGAGGTTTGTCAAAGTTGAATTTTGATGCTAACATAGATTTTATAGTTACGCCTGTTTCAGATGTAGGTATTAACCCCTTCCAAACTTTATTTATTGTTTGAGTATTTACTCCTATCTTTAAATCTTTTGTTAAAACATCTTTATATAATTCTCTTAAATAATAATCATCTGCATCTAATAAAAATCTTTTTGTTTGTTTTCTTAACTCGTTATTTATATTGCTTTTTGCAAGTGTATCTGTTAATTCTTGTAAGCTAGTAAAAGCACTTTCTTTTGATACCTCATTATCTTCAAGTATAGTTGTAGCTATACCATATTTTTTGTGAGGATTATATGTCATTTCTAGTATATTTTTTAAACCAACATTGTTTTTGTTTTTTTCTAATATTTTTATTTTTTCATTTGTTGAAGATGTTTCTCTTAATTCTTCTATTATATCTTTTATACATAAAATTGGATCGTTAGGTATAGTTGTAAATTGCACATCTTTTTCTTCCATATATGCTCTGTATTTATCTGTTATTGATATGAATGAATCATTTTCATCTACTCCCATTGTTAAATACCCTTTTTTAACTAAAGACCCTAAAACACCTCTTAATTGTTTGTGGTTTATGTCTATATTTAATACTGTTAAATATTGTTCTCCTCCATTAGAGTTTATTAAGAACTCTCCATTGCCATCTTCTTTCATTAAAGCATTTAATACTTGTAACTCCATTTCTGTAAATCCATTATTCATTTTTGTTTTTTCTCCTTTGTTTTCTTTTATTTTAACTTCTTTTATTATTGTAAATATACTTTCTGTTGGAACTGCACCACTTAATGCTTTTGTACCCTCGTAGCATATCTCTAATCTACTAACTATACTTTTTTCTGAAACTGTTGTTGCCACATCTTCAAACCAGTAGTCTACTCCATCTAAGAATTTTGGTATCTCTTTTTTTGTTAGTTTACCTGTAAACTCCTCTCCTGTACAGAAGATTACTGTTTTTGGTGTTATTATTTCTATGTATCCATTTGGAAATAATCTTTTAACTTCTTTACTTATTTCCTCTGTGTTAAATGTATTGTTATTTATATATCTCCCTAAGTTTATTATTGCTTTGTTTAATTGTGCTTTGTTCATTTTCCTTTTCCTTCTCTTTCTTTTTGTCCTTTATTACATTCTATTAATATAATTGTTTAATTTTAAGTTGTCTACAGTAAATTTATATGTAATCTCTTCCAGTTCTTTACTTAATTTTGTAGTAATCTCTTCCAGTTCTTTTAAATCTTTTTTTAAAGAATTTAATTCAGAATACTTTCTTATATTAGCAAGTTCTAATCTCCTATTTTCTTCTTCTAATATGTGATTTCTTCTTTGTAGTCTTTTTATAGTTTCCTCATAAGTTTTTATTAATATTTCCGTCATTTTTACTTCTCCTCAATCTCTATATATATATTATATTATTAGTGTTTACTTGTCAATACTTTTTGATTAT